ACGGGGGGCTTTTTTATTTTGGTCGTTGGTTGTCTAAGGCTTCGCCAACATTGCGGTTCATATCTTTGACAATTTCCACGCAGCGGGCGTGTTCCTTACGGGCATACTCAACAGCTACATACAACTCAATGTTGTGAGCAAATTGCAAGATGTCTACCTCGTCTGCCATAAGCGGGTCTTTACGAGGGCGGTCGCTTTGAAAAAAGATTTGCTTGACGATGTCTTCACTTAACATTTTCAATCCTTATTTGTGAGAGTTTTTAAGTTGCCAAAAGTATAGAAGGTGGGTAAACATTTCCCAGCCGCGGTCAAGGTCTTCTGCGCTCCACTCTTTTACTACTGCAAGGTTTGGAACGCTACGAGATACAAAGACGTTGGCACAGCGTGCCTTGGGTATGCCTAGACCGACTCGGTAGGCGGAGAGTTGCATAAGGTGTTCGTCGTATCCATCGACCTTAGTGGGGTCTGAGAACTCTTTGGTTTTGATGTCAATGACGACGCCTTCTCCGTCTCCAGAAAACAAATCGCATTTCCCTCCAAAACCAAGGTCATGTGCAAACGAACGCTCGGAAATCCAATCTTGCTCGGCAAAGTGGTCATAGACTGCTTTAGAACAAGCTGTAACGGACTCTTGATGTTTTCCTGTGGATTTGCCTTCATAGTAGCCTTGGATAGATGCATGGATGTCAGTTCCCGCATCCGCCGCCGAGCGACCCTGCTCCTTGGAATCATTGATGATTCGGTCGATATATTCCTTTTCAGGCTCGTCGGGGCGGCGGGGAAGGGTTAACGCGGCAAGCAATACCTGCTGTTGCAACCACGCCAGAAGCGCTGGTTTAGCACAAACACCTAGCACCGTGGTCACGGAGGGTATTAGGTTCATTGTGCGTGCGTCTCTAAGGGTAGTATTGCGTGGTGACCCGTCCTTCTTAGATGGCACAGTGTATTGCGGTACGCCGTCGCGGGTGTACCAGTGGTTGCTTTCGCTTGCGCGAATTGTTGGGGTGGTTAAAGTCATTTGCGTGTTCTCTTCGCTGTTTTATTAAGGGGTGGGCGACCACGACGTTTAGGGGTAGGTTTTTCAATTGTTGCAAAATGCTCAATAGCCGCTGCAATGGTTGAACTTACTCTGCCATCATCAAATGCCTCTTTTGGCTTTTCAGCGGTTTTTTTACAAACATCTAAATAATCAATTAAGTGACGAGCTTTAAAAGAAATGGCTTCTTTTACAAACTCAAACTCATCAACTGCAATATCAATCACAATTCTTTTTGACATTTTTTCTCCTAAGAAAATTCTTGGGCATCTGCCCAGTTGTACCAGCGCGTGACAAATTTCTTGAGGTCGTCAAAAGACTTGCCACGCACTCTGAAACGACCGTCTGAGCAGAGTTGCTCAAACTTCTCAACTACCGTGTCACCGTCCGTGTTGCCTTGGATAATGATTACAGTGAACTGAGGTTGCTTTGCCAGATTGCGCAGTAGCAAACCCTGTCCTTGGCTTATGCCCTCACCCTCCCGCTTCCACTCTCCAACAAAGAATTTGCACTTGCGCTCAAAAACCATGTCGATGTTGCAGGGAGTCGCTTTCGGGTTGGTTTCAATCAATCCTTTGAACTGAAAGAAATCAACGTGCGTCGCGTGCTGATTACGCATCAACCTCATTATCAAAAAGGAATGTCGTCGTCCATGTCATCAGAGTCGCTAGAAGCTGCCTTAGCGGTTACTGGAGCGCTTGAGCCACCTCGCGCCTGCCACTCTGGAGACTTCTGGATTTTTTCTCTCAAGCCGTTGCTAAAGCTGTTAAACAACTCCATGTCAGGCTCATCAATAGAAAACAGTTTCAGGTCGTTATGACCTTGAGGTATTCCAGTTTTTCTAATAGCTGGTGGCACAGACATAATCGCTGCAATGTTGGTGTACTCCTTGCCATTGTTTCCCATAGCCTTGATAACCGAAATCATTGCCCACGCGCCTAGCACGTTCTTGAGTTCAAAGCCGCGCAACTCTTCGGGGGTAAACTCGCGCCCGCGCCATGTTTGCAGGTCTTTGCGCAGCGTTGCCATTTCCGCTAACGACAGCGTAAAGTTCTTGCTGATAGACATAGGTTCGCCCTTGGCGGTAACAATTGGGTTGCCGTCGTCATCTTCGCCGTGTACCTCAAACTGCAACATAACCTTGGGTAGATGCTTGACCGTTCCAAGGTACGTTGACTCTTGGGTTCCTAAGTCAACAACTCGGTAGCACCGCGCAAGATGCATCCCTTGCGGCACTGGGGTGAAGTCTCCACCGCCGCCGCCGCTTTCTTTCGCTATTAAAGCCATCATTCGCTCCTAATTGATAAAGTTTCTAAAGTTACTATAGGTCGTTTCTTGGGCAACCCACATTCATAACGGATGATGTCCCAGTCTTCGTGTGTTGCAATGCCTGTCTCAGCCCGTTCTAGCGCCTCCTCAAGCCTTTGCTGCCGCTCAAGCATCAGTTGATGCATTTCATATTCGTTGTCCATAAGTTCGCTTTCGAGTTAAACAGGTCTTAGTTTATCATGTTTAATTTGGCGTTGTACATAATTTTTATTTCGTGTAATATCCACTTAATCAAGAAAGGAATGTGATGACACTACAAGAATATTTTAAGGACAAGCCAAGGGGGTCGATGACTGCTTTTGCTCGAAAGTTAGGCATTAGTAAAACGTGGTTTTCATTGATTGTTACGGGGCGAGAACTACCTAGCCCAGAACTAGCCCGCGACATTGAGTTGCATACAGGTAGGAAAGTGAAGAGGGCGGAATTGCGTCCTGACATATTTGGAAAGACAGCGAAATGATATGGTACAAATTTCACATCGGTGATTACCTTACGCACACAGTTCACCTGTCAGATGCTGAGGATTTGGCGTACCGACGCCTGCTTGATTTGTACTACATGAGCGAGAAGGCTATCCCACTCGATACCGAATCGGTTGCGAGAAAAATACGCCTAGACTTAGACATAACCGAATCGGTTTTGAATGAGTTCTTTGAACATACCGAAAATGGGTATTACAACCATCGTTGTCATGTCGAAATTGCGAAGTATCAACATCAAGTTGAGAATAATCGACAGCTTGGAAAGCGAGGCGGCAGACCGTTGAAAAGCGAATCGAAAACCGAAACGAAAGCGAACAATAACCCTAAGAAGATACAGATACAGAAGAAGAATATAAAAACCATTACGTCGGTTTTACCGACTGCATCGCGGTTTGAGGAGTTTTGGAACAACTGGCCTACGTCAAAACGCAAAGTCGCTAAAAACGCCTGTAAGGCGAAATGGGAGCGTCAAGCACTAGACCCCTTAGCCGACAAAATAAACGCCGTGGTGACCCGTTTAAAGGCTTCTGAGCAGTGGATTTCTGGGTTCGAGCCTGCGCCGCTTACGTTCATTAATCAAAAGCGCTGGGAAGATGACTCAGCAACCGATTCGGTTTCAATTGGCAGGAGGGTGATATGACACCTGTTGAAAAGATGTTGGGTATGTTGACTAAGGTTAAGGGGCGCAATGGTTCTTGGACGGCTTGTTGTCCTGCGCACAATGACAAAGGCCCTTCCCTTTCAATCCGTGAGACGGAAGATGGGCGCGTATTAATTCACTGCTTTGCAGGTTGCGAGGCATTGATGATTGTGCAGGCGCTTGGCATGGACTTGACTGACTTGTTTCCGCCAGACGATAAGCGCCGCGAGTATCCAGTCGAAGGCAAGAAGAGTATGAAGCCTGCATTTTATGCCAGCGACCTGATGCGAATTATTTCGTTTGAGGCGCTACTAGTATCCGTATGTGCTTATGACTTGAGCCAAGGCAAGAAGTTAAGCGAGACCGACAGAGAGCGAATGAAGTTATCCCAAAAGCGAATTGAAGAGGCAATTAAATATGCAAACGTCTGACATACAAAAAAGAGCGCAGGAATTAGACGAGGCTCGTCGCATTCGTATCGTTCGACCTGACGAGGTAGATTTTGAGAAGTACCTCAAGGCTAATGATGTTGCGCAGAAGGTCAAGGGCGCAGGCGAGTTCTTAGATGAGATTGAAGCTGAGATTGCCAGCCCAGTAGTTGAGGCTTATCAGACTATGCCGTGGTCAAAGACTCACGCAGGCTTTCAATACCGTGCAGGCGAGGTGACTTTATACGCAGGCGGCAATGGTGGTGGCAAGTCAATGGTGACTGGTCAGATTGCGATGGGTCTAATCAAGCAAGGTCAGAAGGTAATGATTGCATCGTTTGAGATGAAACCTAAGCGCACGTTGTTTCGTATGCTTCGTCAGTTTGCAGGCGAAAACATTGATGCGCCGCGTTACGTTGAGAAGGGTCGGTATCTGACTGCATTGATTTTACGCATGAGAAATTTTGCTCACGCAAATCTTTGGCTGTATGACCAGCAGGGGACAGTAACAGCGCAGCAGGTTATTGCTGTATCACGCTACAGCGCAATTGAGCTAGGCGTTCAGCATATCTTCATTGACTCGCTTATGAAGTGCGTATCAGGTGAGGACGACTACAACGCACAGAAATATTTTGTTGATGAGTTGACGTCGTTAGCGCGTGACCACAATGTCCATGTGCATTTGATTCATCACATCCGCAAGTTACAAAGCGAAGAAATAAAACCAAACAAGAATGACATTAAAGGTTCAGGCTCAATCAGCGACCAAGTAGATAACGTGTTAATGGTTTGGCGTAATAAAAAGAAAGAGCATGAAGCGCAGAACGGAACCGTTGACATGATGATTCCAGATGCTTATTTAATGTGTGAGAAGCAACGCAATGGTGAGTCTGAAGATTGGTATTCGCTTTGGTATTTAAAAGACAGTCAACAATTTGTAGAGAATCACGATTCGATACCGATGGCTTTTGATAGTGGTGGAAGGTTTTGAATGTCTTTGAAGAAGGCGAGGGGGAAGATGAACATCGTCACCGCTGTCTCGTTCGACACGTTATCGCAATGCGGATTGAAAATCGCGATAGCGCACACCGTTGGCTCCACGGTTACAGTAACGAGTTTGGGAAGTATTACAAAGGATGGAATGAACTTCATCCCAAGTCGCGACTTGAGGAAGATGTTAGAGACCAATGGGCAAAGGGCAACCGAGGAAATCAAGGAGAGTGGAAATGAATGATTACAAAATTAAATTATTAATTGAAGATTTGCGTTTGAATCATGAATACTGCCCCAAAGAAGTTATTTTGCAAGCAGCTAATGAATTAGAAAGAATGCAAAAAGGTATTGAGAATTTGCACGCATTGTATATACAAGTAAGTTTACATCGTGATGAGTTGATGAGCTTACAACTATCTTCACTTGCTGAAACCAGAAATACTTTGCAATGATTGAGCTTACATTGCCGTGGCCTCCAACCGTCAATACATATTGGCGCAACTTTAATGGTCGAACTATTATTAGTGCAAGGGGGCGTGAGTACCGTAAAACAGTTTCAGACCAAGTATTGATACAGCGTGCCAACAAACATATTGACTATGCGGTAAAGGTAGAGATTGAATGCTTTCGACCAGACCGCCGTCGCCGTGATTTGGATAATCTTTTAAAGGCGTTGCTTGACTCAATGGCTCACGCTGGTGTTATGCAAGATGACGCTTTGATAGAAGACCTGCGCGTGTACTGGGCAGATGAGGTTGGCGGTATGGTCAAAGTAACTATAGAGGGGATTTTATGAATTGGATTATTTCATTAGTTGTGGTTTACTTTTTATTTACGGGGGAACCTCCATTGATTGATATGTTGCATGACCACGTTACGCATTACCTTGCTGAGAAAGAGAAGGCACGCAAATGAATGTTGAACCAGACCTGATTGACATCTATGCAATGTTTGCGTTGATGGGATTAATGCAAAAACCAATTAAAGCAGGCAAAACAAAAATAGATATTGCTTACGAGGCGTTTGAGCAGGCTCAAACAATGATTGATGTGCGTAAGGATTTTATTAAAGAAGGGGGTGGGTGATGGAAGTCATAGTAAATATCGGTTCTTTGTTTTTAATGGTGACGGGTATTGTTGCGTGGGTATGTATTATTTTTTTGGTTTCGTATTATTGGCTCAGTACACACATAGGAGAGGAGTAGATGTTTGATTCTTTCGGAGATTTTTTCTGGACATTCATGGCTATGTCTGGATTTATGTTTTGGGTTTGTGTTGCTGTATTTGTGGTTCTGGTAATTAGACGAATCCGCATAAAAAAAGGAAGGGTGTTTTATGAGTGAAGAAAGAGACCCACATAAAGCTGTGGATTATATTTTGAAGCACGCTGCGTTATTTGCTAAAGCTAAAGCGGAGCGTTCCTATATCGAGCATTACCGCAAGAGCCTAAAGGGTATCTTGATGAAGAGAAGTATGGAGACCGCTATCGGGGCGCAGGAACGTGAAGCATATGCCCACCCTGAGATGGTCGAGTTGTTGAAGGGATTGCAAGCCGCAGTTGAAATAGAAGAGAAGCTAAAGTGGGACATAACAGCCGCAGAGTTGCGTGTCGAAATTTGGCGTACAGAGCAAGCAAATAACAGAGCAGAAGGAAAGGCAACTATATGAAAAAGATTTTTATTGCAATATGCGTGGTCAGCACGTTGGCTGGATGTTCTTCCCCTAAAGTGGCGGAATACCGACCTATGGTTACATATCAAGACTTAGTCATGGACAAGAAAATTCAGCCGTTGAGTAGGGGTGAGCAGATTGATGCTATCAAAGATTGCCAAGAGGTTGGCTTGCGCCCGCGTCTTGTGTATGGAAAGCGCTTAGTCAACGGTTATACCGCTGACGTAGTGTTAGACGTTATTTGTTCAAACAAGTATGCGTTTTAATACTTTTGAATGGGGTGTCCTCCACGGCTTAGCATGGGTATTTTGCTGGGCTTCTGGATGGGCTATCCACAACAATGTCTTGTTTGGTGTCGGTTTGTTTTTTTTGTTTTATTCAATGTGGAAAATTACGATGACAGCAAAATCAGACAACCAAGCAGTGGGCTGGCGTAAACGAAAAATTATTTTGGCGGAGACTAGCGTTGATTCTTTTAATGAATGGGAACATAGCCACCACCCAAACCAATTTTGGATTGAGCGCCGTGCCTACCTTGCTGGGTTTGAGGCAGGCTTGCGTATTGGGCAGCTTAAAAAAGAACCCAATGAATAAACGGGGAAGCGATGAATTCAAAGCCACCGCCAAAAGAAACTTGCTTGCAGCTAGCAGAATTTTATTATCAAATAAACGACCACCGACGCAGTTGGGACTGGCTTATGTGCTGGGCTGCATACGAAGATTGGTTAGAACTTTATTGGGAGAAAGCTATATGAAAGATTATTCAGATTACGAAACACAAAGAAATATTTTGATTGAATATATGCACGTCATGATAGCTAGATGCGATTGGCATGGCGTATCTGATGCAGCTAATGACCTGCGTGAACTTGAAGCCGAGGAAAAGGGCAATGGATAAAGAATACACACCAGCCGAAGCCAAGATTAGTTATTTTAAGGAGGAAGACGCTTGACTACATTGAAGGAAAAGAAACACATGAGCGCTGTATCAGAACTAGGTTGCGCTGTATGCAGGCGGATGGGGTATGAAGGTACGCCTGCGGAGTTGCACCATCCAAGGCGCTTGGCGGGGGGCTGGGGGCGTTCTAGCCACATGAGCGTTATACCGCTCTGCCCTGAGCATCATAGAGGCGCTACGGGATTGCATGGCCTTGGGACTAAGGGGTTCGTTAAGCACTATGGCTACGATGAGGCTGACCTCCTCAAAGAAACTTTAGAACTATTAGGGGTAGAGGCATGACAAAAAGAATTGTTTGCTGGTTTAGCTGTGGCGCGGCTAGTGCTGTTGCCACCAAACTGGCTATTGCGGAGAACGCAGGCAAGTTGCTTCTGGTTATTGCTTACACCGAAGTCATGGAGGAACATCCCGATAACAAGCGATTTCTTGCGGAGTGTGAGAAGTGGTTTGGGCAAGAGATTGTTATTCTTGGCAATGATTACTACAAGCGTTCTATTTACGAAACGTTTAAGACTAGCGCAATGAATATTAGGGGAGCCGCCCCATGTACTCGTTTGCTTAAAAAGCAGGTGCGTCAACGCTATGAGCAAGTTGGCGACCGTCAGGTATTTGGTTATACGGCAGAGGAACAACAGCGCTATGACCGATTTATTGATGCCAACAATGAGGTTGACGTTTGGGTTCCGCTTATTGACAAGGGCTTAGGCAAGATTGATTGTTTAGCTATGCTTCAAAACGCTGGTATTGAGTTGCCAGAGATGTACAAGCTGGGATACCTCAATAACAACTGCATTGGCTGCGTTAAAGGTGGCATGGGGTACTGGAACAAGATTAAAGTGGATTTTCCTGAGCAATTTGACCGCATGGCAAAGCTAGAGCGGCTCAAGAAGCAGACTATTTTCAAAGACCGATACTTAGATGAACTCAAGCCCGTAGATGGGAATTACCCACAGGAACCTAACATTGAGTGCTCCATCTTCTGCCATATAGCGGAACAAGATATAGTTGCAAAATAGCAACACAATAAACTCCTTAAAAAATATTTTAAATATTTTTAAAAAGATGGTTGACAGCGATAAATCGTTTAAGTTAAAGTTACACCACTGACACAGCAATGGTGCTAAGTCAGGTAACCAACGAAAGCGAATCATGAAATCAAACGACATCCAACTGACATCAGTAGACACACTCGGCAACCTCTTGGCTCAAATTGCTGACCTGACTAAGCAAGCTGACGCAATCAAAGACAGCATCAAAGACAGCGCTAGTTTAGGCGGCGCAAAGGTAGTAGAGGGCAATCTCTTCAAAGCTACTTACATGGAATCTAATCGTTCTGTTGTTGACTACAAGACTTTGTGTGCTGATATTGGTGTAACTGCGGAGCAGTTAGCTACATACACAAAGACATCCGCTGTGTTCAGCGTCAAAGTAACTTCACGTTAAGAGGGCGCTGAAGCCTTTGCTGCGGTACTAAACAAGCATGGCATTGAATGTTACGCAGGCTCACGGGCAGATTAAACAAAGGGGGCGAAAGCCCCCGCAACCAAAACGAAAGCGAATTGAATATGGAAAATCTACAAACAGAATACATCGGTGGTTTCAACGACGGTTTCAATTACGTCCTGCACGAAATTGAAAGTTACATCCAAAAATATCCTGATAACACTTTTACATTAAAAGAATTGTTACAGCATTTAAAAGCCGATGGTGACAATGTTGGCGTACTCGTAAACAAACTAGAAAATAGTTAAAAATATTTGCAAAAGGGGGTTGACACCCCCAAATCGTTTAACTTAGAATTACATTACTGACACAGCAAACCGCATAGTCAGTCAAAAGCGAAGGAAAACAAAATGCGTAAAGACCACTTGCTTCACACAGTACGTTTTGGCCCAACTTGCCAATCAGGTCGTAGTGGTGGCGGTTTGCGTGGAGAGCATATGACTGTACCTGCTGCACAATTTTTAGCATTACCAGAAGAGCAGCGTTGTGTGAAATGTTCCAAAAGTAAATTGTTTTTGTTTTTGCAGCGTCAAGCTAATAAATAAATCAACGGGGGCTTTGCCCCCAATTACAGCGAAGGAAAGCGAAATGACTAAATACTACAAGTGCGATTGCTGCAAGCATATCTTTGAAGAAGACGAGATTGAGACTGTTAACGACAACACAGGCGCAAGCGATGGCAAGATTGACCTTTGCCCAGAGTGCCATGTTCCAGAGAGTTTCTCGTCAATCCCAGACCTAGACTGGAAGTTTGAGCGCCGCGAAGAAGACCGTCTTGACTCAATGTTTGAAGCACGTTACTCGGAGGAATCATGAACTACTTTGACACTATGGACACTATCGTTGGCAAGTTCTTTGACAACTTGCCTAAATCCTACGTTGTGTACTGCGATTACATTGCGCACACAATTAGCAAGGAACTGAAGGCTAACGACACAGAGAAGCTGCTGTCTAGCGTGAGCAAGCCACAGTACGATTTGACTAAGTCGGGCGCGTTTGCCAGCACAAAGAAAACTATCTTAGTTGAAGACCGTAATGGGACTAAGTACCGCGTGACCGTGGAGGAAGTATGAAGCCTGAGCCAACCATTGACGGCTGGCCTTTGTGGTCAGGGTTGCCGCAGCCGGAGCCAGTAGCGTGGATGCACCTATCAGCGGTAGGCAATGTGTACTTCCGAAAGAAGCCGCAAGATGCCGTGTTTAATCCGCAACCGCTTTACACAGCGCCGCCAAAGCGCGAATGGGTAGGGCTGACGGATGAAGAAAGATATTTAAACGATGGTCGAACTGAAGAAGAAATTGAGTACGCGAAAGCAATTGAAGCAAAGCTAAAGGAGAAGAACACATGAGAGAAGAAACCTTGTTTGAAAAGGCTGCAATTAGTATAATGTTCCTCATGGTTTTGGTTTTAATGGTTTGGGTTCCTGACTTTGAGTTAGACGAGAAAGAGTGCGCAAAACAAGATGTCAGCGCATATGTCAAGCGACTCTGTGACGAATCGAAAGCGAAATAAAACCGAGTCGGTTTCACTGAACTAACAACCCGAATAAGTTTACAGTCTCCCCAGAATAACTTTACAGTTGGCGAACCGAAAGCGAATCGAATACACTACGTTCATTCGTTCACTCCATATATGGGGATTATGGGTTATGCCAGAAACCGCCAAGAAGCCAGCTAAAGCCGCCAAGGGGAAGCCTGCCGCCCCGCAAATACCAAGACCTGCTCATAGACCTGTAGAGTACACAGAAGATATAGCAGACGAGATATGCTGGCGTATTACTCACGGTGAGCCATTAGTACGTATATGCGCTGACCAACACCTCCCTCACGTTGCAACTATTTATCGTTGGTTGATTCGGTTCCCCCTCTTCTGCGATATGTACACACGCGCACGCGAAGAGCAGGCTGACACCAACGCTGACGAAATCCTTGCAATTGCTGACGAGATGCCCCCTGAGTACACTGATGACAAGGGACGCACTACCCTTGACCACACCTATATAGCGTGGCAGAAGCAGCGCATCGAGGCTCGCAAGTGGACAGCCGCCAAGCTGAAGCCTCGCAAGTATGGTGAGCGCGTGGCGCTGGAGGGCGTGGAGGACGGCGCAGCTATCAAGACTGAGGACATGAACGCGAACAAGTTCCTTGATGTCATTAAGAACATGGAGATGAACAAGCGTGCTGGCTGACTTGATGTCAGACCCAGAGGTGCAGGCGGAGTTTAACGCCCGCTCCGAGCATGACCGCATTGCATATATAGCGCACGCCACTTGGGTGTCTAGCGCCCATAGGTATCAGATACCGCCACCCCTAGAGCATGACTACACCGTATGGATGATGCTGGCAGGGCGTGGCGCAGGCAAGACTCGGAGCGCCGCCGAGGCGTTGTGGTGGTGGGCGTGGACGCACCCAAAGAGCCGCTGCCTAGTCCTAGCCCCGACGTCTAACGACATCAAGTTCACCTGCTTTGAGGGCGAGTCTGGCCTCCTCGCCTGCATACCTGACAACCTTGTGGTTGACTACAATAAGCAAGACCACCAAATTAAGCTGTCCAACGGCTCTATCATTCGCGGCATTAGTGGCGACTCGTATGAGCGCCTGCGTGGCCCACAGTTCCACTTCGCATGGTGTGACGAGTTGGCTGCGTTCCAGTATCCGCAGGAGGCGTGGGACATGATGATGTTTGGCCTGCGTCTAGGTGATGCGCCTCGCGTCATTGTGACGACAACACCCAAGCCCAAAGACCTGATTGTTGACTTGGTAGGCCGCGAGGGTGACGACGTGGTGATTGACCGCGCCTCCACCTACGAGAACGCTGCCAACCTAGCGCCCACGTTCAAGAACCAGTTAGAGCAGTACAAGGGCAGCAAGCTATATGAGCAGGAGGTCATGGGTTTACTAGTTGACCTAGAGGACGGCAAGGTCGTCTCTCGCGATATGTTCAAGCTGTACCCTCACGATAAGCCCTTCCCTAAGTTTGAGTTCATTGTCCAGTCGTATGACTGCGCGTTCAGTGACAAGGAGTACAACGACCCAACGGCTATGACAACATGGGGAGTCTTCAAGCCTCTTGATGGCCCGATGTCTGTCTTGCTCATTGACTGCTGGGCTGAACACCTGACGTTCCCGCTGTTGAAGCCCAAAGTGTTAGAAGAGTGGCGCGTCTCGTATGGCGAGGGCAAGGACATGAAGCGCCCTGACCTGATACTCGTGGAGGACAAGGCGGCTGGCATCTCACTCATTCAGGAACTGCGGGCGGCTCACTTGCCTGTAAGGGGATATAACCCCGGCAAGGCTGACAAGATGCAGCGGCTCCAGATTACCGCCTCTATCTTCGCCACTGGGCGCGTCTGGCTACCTGAGAGCAGCGTGCGCAAGGGCTATGTGAAGGACTGGTGCGAGGGCTTCCTGTCCCAGATATGCAGCTTCCCTGACTCGACGCACGACGACTACGTTGACAGTGCGACGCAAGCGATTCGCTTAATGAAGGATATGGGCTTCCTCGACATCAACCCTGAGCCTCGGTATGATGACGACGATGACGACTATGCTTATACCCGCAAAGAGCGGGTCAACCCATACGCGGTGTAAATCATGGCAAAGAAACTACTAGGTGGACTCGGTAAGGTTGGCAAGATGCTGCTTGCTAACGATGACGAGGGAGCCTTGAACGCAATCCGAGCCGCAGGGCGCGTCGCTCATGAGCAAGAGGCTGCTGCCCGTGCCGCCAAGAATGCGCAGGTTGCAGAGCAGATGGCTAACCTGCCTGCGCGTAACAAGAAGGCGAACGAGGCGCTAGGTCTGTATCACCCAGTCGGCGGTGGCATCAAGCTGTCTAAGCCAGTAACAGGTATGCACGCCACCACGGTGGCTGACCCTAAGTTCAACCCTCCAGACATCGGCATTATCACGCCTGAGCAGTTAGTCAAAGAGGAGGCGGCACTATTCCCATTGGTTGGCGACCGAGCCGCTGGTGGTCGATACCTGACCCACGTTGGCGAGAACGAACTTGAAACGCCCGTAAGGCTGACCGCAGGCCCACGCTACATGGACGCCAACTACAATCGCCTTGACCCAGAAGAGTCAGCCGCATGGGAGTCTGGGCTTAGTCGAGTTACCGCGCTAGGTCGTCAGGCTGAACGTGCAGGCGCGGATGGTCGCCCTGTCTATGGCATCTACACTGCTGGGTCTGGAACCAATACCGACTTCAACATAATGGGAACTAACGCCCTGCTTCAGCAGTTGCCGTATAGCAAGATTACTAAGAAGTCAGCGCAAGAGTTTGACCGAGCGATGCGGGAGGGTACGAAGGAGTTCCCTGCCATTCCAGATTGGCCCGGTATTCTTAGCCCTGATGCTCAAACAATGTTGCTCGACAAAAGCAATGGTATTGCCCGCACCAAGTTGTTAGGAACGATGGGCAAAGAGAACTTCCAAGCAATGGGCTTTCCTGATGTGCCTGCCACTCGCAAGGCTATCATTGAGCCTGAGTTGCTTGATGTCCCAACCAATCAGACTGGTTTTAGACTGGCGCGTATGGATACTACAGGGCGTATTATCGAGCAGCCAAACATTCCATCTGACTACCCTGTCGCAATGGCGGGTAAGGTTGCTGGCAAGCTAGATGTACCCGCAGATTATAAGGATGTGTTCCAAACCCATTTCGACCGCCGTCGGTTGCTAAGTCAACCAGAGTCAGGTGACTACTACTCTTTCTCTCGCGCCCACCCAATTCAATATGCTGATGACGAATGGCTGAACAGGCTTATGGAGCAACGCCGTCTTGCTGACCTGAAGATTAAAGAAGGTGAGTACAAGAAAGGCGGGGCTGTAGACATCAAGGCGGCGGACGAGCGACTAGCCGCGGCTATTGAGAAGCGTATGGCTAAGGGTGGCGCGGTTGACATTGAGGCGGCTGACGCTAGATTGCAGGCAGCTATCGACGCCCGACTTGGCATGGCTGACGGAGGCGGAGCCTTCAAAAAGCTAGAGTTTATGGCGGATGGTGGCAAGCTAGTCAAAGGCGCGAAGAAGGTAATGGACGTGCTGACTAAGCTACCTACTGGGACTGAAGACCCACAGAAGGCTGTGGCTGCTGAGATGGCTGCGAGGAAAGCTGCACAACAAGCCAAAATGGAAGCAGAATTAAAAAATAAAAATATTTCTGCGCTTAATCCAAATATGTCTGTTGATGAATTTAAGCAAATGGCAAATAAGGGTCAAATACATCAAGCACGAACATCCAAAGAAGATTTTCGTGATTTAAAAGACAGAAAAATTTCTGCTACTAGGTTTGATATAAACATGGGCCATCCATTTTCTGAAGAATATGAAATGGGTGATTTTGTAAAAAATCTAAAGAAATCTGGGTTGAGCGTACATGACGACAAAATGGGAACTGTACACGCTGGCAAAACAAAAGAAGATGTTCAAAGATTAATGGATGCTCAAAATTCTATTCAATATGGATTGAGTTATGGGTATAGCCCTGAAGATATTGCAAAGTTCTATATTTCTAGACGTGGCGGTCAAGAAGATATTGGTCACGCTGAATTCATAAATGATTTAAAAGAAACTAACAAACAAAAATTTCTTGAATCAAGCAAAGTTAAGCAGCGCGTCTATCATGGAACAAACAAGGATATAACTGCCTTTGACTCATCTAAGGCTGGAGAAAATTATGGGATGGATAAAGAAGGTATGTTTTTTACATCTAATCCTCAAACAGCCTCAATTTATGCCGCCCAAGACCCATACGAATTTGGAGGCACAAGGATTGGCGCTAATGTAATGCCAGTTCATTTAAGTCTAAAGAATCCATTGGTAATAACCCCAAAAAATGCTATTGCGTTAGGATTGGATACAAAATTTAATGAAGGCACGCTATTTGACAACAACCGTCAAAAGATTATGGAGTTGGCAAAAAAAGGTGGGTATGACGGTGTCGAAATTGGGGAAGATTTTATTGCGTTTAATCCTACCCAAATCAAATCAGCTATAGGCAACCGTGGCACATACGACATCAACGACCCTGACATTACTAAGGCTCATGGCGGTATAGCAATGGCTAAGGGCGGTAAGTTTGGCAACTTGTTAGAGGGCGCAAAGAAAGTTGGCAAGGTGTTGATGGCTCCTCAAGATGAGGCGTTAAGGCTGGCTCAGGAGCGTGCCGCGTTACCACCAGCTAAGGGTGGTTTGGGCTTGCCTGCGAACAATACGCCAGCGCAACGAGCGAAGGCGATGGGCTTTGACAAGGACACTTATCACGGTTCGGTTCACGACATCAAAAAGTTTGACTCCAACAGAGCCTCCACCGAAAGTCACGCAGGCAGAGGCGTCTACTCAACTGATTCTCCAAAAGATGCCAGCGAAAACTACGCAAGCATTTACGGAGCGGACGTTGCAGGAAAAGTTAATAGAGGCATGGATGATTTAGAAAAAGACTGGCGCAGAACGCACCAACGTATGAAGGACGAGGCTTTAACTCCGCGCCAACAGCAAATCATTCTGGGGAACACAGTTAACGCTGACAACATTGGCGTTGTGTATCCGCTGAAGGTCAGGTCAGACAAGCCAATCCACCTCGACAAGCCAGAATCTAATCCGCATATGGTTGGCCCGTTTGAGAGATACGACGAAGCCTCTGATATGTATGTGGATACACCTAGCACTCCAAGATTTAACAGGGCTTTAAAAGAGTACGATGAAATGGGTGGTGAGACAAATCCAATAAGAGAATTTATGTTGGATTATGCTGACGAAGAAGGCAAAGTTCCTGCGCGTGATTTGTTCAATACAATTAAAAAAGAAGGTAACGACGCTATTTTGTATGACCCATATAGCGGCGACATGGTTTCAGGAGGCGTAGCCGCTGGCGACTTTATGCAGCACTTTGATGTTGATGAAATACGCCACACGCCACAATTTATGAATCCCCAATTGAACATTGGCGGCGAACACACAATTAGCATGAACCCAGACAACGTGCGCTCACGCTTTGCGGCGTTTGACCCGTTCCGTAAGAACGCGGCAATCGCTGCGGCAATGGGTGTTGCGGCTCCTGACTTGCTGGCAAAAGAAAAAAAGCCCAAGGAAAAGAAGAAAGCCGAAGGCGGCGGTGCGTTCAAGACTATTCAATGGAAGGACGCCCAACACTTCGACGGTGGTGGCATAGCTGTTGACCTGTCTGAGCCATCGGAAGACGCACGCCGTGAGCCAGCGCTTACCGAGAAGGACTGGGCAAACATCAAGCGCAACGCGCCCAAATTGTACAAACTTGCAAAAGAACAAGTTGCGCAAGAGGCTAGTCAATTGACAACCGCAGGCGGAGCGAAAGACTTTGCTCTACGCACGGGCGCTCAGTTCCTTGGAGGTATCCCTGACTTAATCAACTTAGGATTGATGGGCGTTGACGCTGGACTTAGCAGCACACGCTACCCAGTCAACCTTTCTTCTGAGAAACCTTGGCTTGGTAGTGAGCGATACCTTGATGCGTTGAGGGAGTCTGGCGCAATAGGCGACAACGAGTTCCCGCTTGCCGAGATTACGGCAGGTATTCTTGCGCCAGCAGGATTAATTAAGAAGGGCGCAAAAAAGTTGTCGAAGTTAACTGGTATGGCAAAAGAACCAAAGAAACGACTTGGCGGATTGACCGCGCTGTCACGATAAGGATTAGACATGGCAACAGATTATCCGATTGGCCCTGATGAAGACCGCTTCATTGATGGTATCCGCATGACGGATGAGGGTGGCGCTGAGGTGGATATGCTGCCCGGTGAGGAGCCTGATGTTGAGGAGTTGCCAGACGGTTCTGCCGTGGTAAGTCTTGCAGACTTCAAAGGCCCAGCCGAAGATGAGGACTTCTACGCTAACTTGGCTGAGGAACTTATCAGCGTGCGTGAGTTGGAATCGCTGGCTATGCGCTACATCGAGTTGATTGACAACGACCGCCAAGCACGCAAGAAGCGCGACAAGCAATACGAAGAAGGTCTCCGCCGTACAGGCATGGGCGACGATGCCCCGGGAGGCGCTCAGTTCCTTGGAGCCTCAAAGGTAGTTCACCCAATGATGGCTGAAGCGTGTGTAGACTTTGCTTCCCGCGCAATCAAGGAGATGTTTCCACCTGATGGCCCAGCCAAGACTAAGATTATTGGCGAGGTAACAGACGAGAAGACTGAGATAGCCGAGCGCAAGCGCGACTACATGAACTGGCAGTTGACCGAGCAGATTGAAGAGTTTAGGGACGAGCAAGAGCAAATGCTCACTCAGTTGCCGTTAGGTGGTTCGCAGTTTATGAAACTGTGGTTCGATGATAAAAAGCGCCGACCCTGCGCTGAGTTCGTCGCCATTGATAACATCTTGCTCCCCTTTGCTTCCGCTAACTTCTATACCTCGCAGCGTGTAACGGAACAGCAGGACATTAGTGAGTGGGAGTTCAAGCAACGTATTGACCGTGGCTTGTACCGCGACATCAACTTTATTCGCACCACGTCAGAGCCTGAGCAGACTGCGGCTGAAAAAGCCAACGCCAAGATTGAGGGCAAGCAGTTCCAAGACGGTGAAGACGGATTGCGCCGCGTGTACCACATTTACACTTGGCTTGACCTTGATGACGATGAGCGCACTAAAGGAGAAAACGCGCCCTACATCCTGATGATTGACGAACTAGACAACAAGGTACTTGGTCTGTATCGCAACTGGGAAGAGGGCGACGAAACCTTTACGAAGTTGGATTGGATTATTGAGTTTAAGTTTATCCCTTGGCGTGGCGCATACGCCATTGGACTACCTCACCTTATCGGTGGCTTATCTGCCGCCGCTACGGGTTCACTACGAGCTTTGCTAGATACTGCGCACGTTAATAACTCCTTGACTATGTTAAAACTCAAGGGTGCAAAAGTGTCTGGTCAGTCAGACCAAGTTGAGATTACGCAGGTCACCGAGATTGAAGGCGGTATTGGTGTAGATGACATTCGCAAGATTGCGATGCCTATGCCATTCAACCCACCTTCGCCTGTGCTGTTTGAGTTGCTAGGCTGGCTGACAAATCAGGCTAAAGGCGTGGTAACTACCGCCGAAGAGAAGATTGCAGACGCTAACAGCAATATGCCAGTAGGTACAACGCAGGCATTGATTGAGCAAGGCGCAGTAGTTTTCTCGTCTATTCACTCACGCTTGCATGATGCCCAGCGCCGCGTGCTGCACGTTCTTGGACGTATTAACCGCTGGCACTTAGACGAGCAACGCAAGGGTGACATCGTTGCCGAATTGGCTATCAAGCGCTCAGACTTTAAACGTAACAGTGACGTGGTTCCTGTCAGCGACCCGCACATCTTCTCTGAAACACAGCGTGTTGCGCAGATGCAGTCAGTCATGCAGTTGTCTGCACAGTTCCCGCAGATTTTTGACCAGCGTGCTGTAGTGAGCCGTATGCTCAGGCAGTTGAAGGTTCCGAACGTCAACGAACTAATGCCTAATACGGGTAAACCCGCAGAGTTAAACGCGGCAGACGAGAACAGCGCAATGTCGCTAGGTAAGCCAGCGTTTGCTTATCCACGTCAAGACCACCTTGCGCACATCCAGACGCACCTGACGTTTGCTCTTGACCCGATGCTAGGTTCCAACCGTTTGATTGCACCGAAGTTTATTCCACAGGCACTAGAGCATATCAAGCAGCACATGATGCTCTGGTACACCCAACAGGTGCAGGGCTACGTCTTGGCTGCTGGTGACGTCAAGATGGGCAAGTACGAGGACAGCAAGATTGCCAAGGAAATCGACCGCGCTATTGCGGTGGCGTCAGACCACGTCAGCTTGGATACCAAGCAGGTATTCCAAGGCGTTTTGCCTGCGCTAGAGCAGTTAGGACAACTGATGCAACAGTTCAAGCCGCAGCCACCTCCAATGGAAGGCGAGGCTCAGGCTGTATTGCAGGCGTCTATGGCAGAGACTCAGCGCCGTGCCGCATCAGACCAAGCAAAGCTGGCACTCGACACTCAGAAGTTCCAAGCAGGCCAACAAGAAAAAGCTCAAGACAGGGATGCCAAGGTGGCTATGAACGCCGAAAACAACTTGACTACCGAGCGTATTAAGACCGCAGAGTTGACCGTGGACGAGGTCAAGCTGCGTAAGGAGCAGGAAGATACTGCAATCAAACTTAATCAGTCCACACAACGCAACTTAGGAGCATGACATGGAAAAAGAAACTAAAGAGTATCAATCAGAACAAGTGCGTCAGAAAACCCGCATTGGTGCTGGCGCTTGGGTTACAGGCGAATCATTAAAAGAGAATTCAACAGCGACTATGCCAGAGGCTAACAGCGACCACGGTAATTTTTCCCAAAACAAGGGCGTGGATAAGTCTAACGCATGAAGATTCTTTCCGACTTTATCAGCGCTGTAAAAGCGCGTCAGGCTGAGATTGCGGGTGGTTTGGCACATGGAAATGCGCCAGACTACAACGCATACCAACGTCTAGTCGGAGAAAATCTTGGACTTGAAGCGTCCCTTGAAATTCTTAACCACCTTTTGAGAGAAGATGAAGATGACTGATAGCACGGTAGCGGGTAATGCCGCTGATTTAGAGGATGCATTTCCTCTTGTAGACCCCGGTGCGATTCCCCTTGGTGCAAGAGTATTAGTACAACTGCGCAAAGCCAAGAAACGAATGACCGAATCGGGGATTATCCTGCCTGAAGAGACTCGCGACACTGAACGGGCGCAAAATCCCGTCGCCAAAGTGATTGCAATGGGGCCATTAGCGTTCAAAAAACGCGACACGATGGAACCTTGGGTCGAGGGCATATGGTGTAACGAGGGGGACTTCCTTCGTGTGCCTAAATGGACTGGCGACCGCTGGTCAGTACCACATGGAGAAGACGACAACGTCGAGTTCATGGTGCTGAATGACCACGAAGTGATTGCCAAAATTACTGGTAACCCACTTGAAGTGAGGGCATTCGTATGAGTACAGAACAAGACCCAGATGTAATCGTCATTCAGGAAGAGAAAGACGGCTCGGCAACCATCGAGTTGCCTGCCAGTATCCCCTCTCCTGAGCCGCAGCAAGATGACGACTCCGACGAAGCCGATGACCGTGCTAGACAGAAAGAAATGGTGGTTGGTGGCTCTGTAGATGAGGACGCAGAGGCTCTCAGAGAGCAAAAGCGACTCAAAAGACAGCGTCGCAAGGAGTATCACAAGCAGGTTTCGACCGAAAAAGACGTCAAATTGACACTTTTGGAGCGTCAAAACCAGCAATTGCTTGAAAGATTGTCCGTTTTAGAGCGCAAATCGCATGGAAGTGACCTTGCCCGCTTAGATAAGGCAATTGAAGACCAAGATAATCGCATTTTGTTCGCAAAACAGAAGATTTCCGAAGCCACATCGACTGGCAACGGTGAATTATTGACTTCTGCGCAGGAAATGTGGTTTGAGGCACGCCGTCAGGCGGAAGCGCTGGCAAACCTGAAGAAGCGTGCTGTTGCTCCTCAAAAGCAGCGCACTATTCAGGCTCCAGACCCCCAACTACAGCGTCATGCAAACAACTGGATGGCAAACAATCCTTGGTATGACCCGAATGGAAAAGATGCCGACTCACGACGCGCTTTAAATGAGGATTCAATACTAGCGGAAGAGGGTTACGACCCTAAAACGGCTGAGTATTGGGAAGAGCTTGACAGGCGCTTGCAAAGAGTTGTTCCGCACAGGTATACTGAAGAGGAAGACGAGAGACCGCGCTCTAGACCACGAAGTGCAGTGACAAGTTCAGGCCGCGAATCAGCATCAACTAATGGCAAAAGTAATTCGTTTACTTTATCACCCGAACAGGTGAGGGCTATGAAAGATGCAGGTATGTGGGATGACGCTGAGAAACGAGCGAAGATGATTCGACGCTACGCCTTGGAAGCACGCAACAATAACGGTTAAGGAGTAATAAAATGGATTCTCGTTTAAAGAAAAATTTGAATGCTGGAGACCGCGAAAACCGCGGAAGTCGCGACACGATTCGCGAGGCTCCAGAGGACAAAATGGCATCGTCAGATGAGCGTCGAAAGATGTGGAAAGACGAATGGACACAAAGTGCATTGCCCACTGTTCCTGATATGAAGGGATGGCATTGTTGCTGGTTATCGACAACTAACAGTTACGACAGCATAGATAAACGGATTCGATTAGGGTACGTTCCCGTGAAAGCGGATGAGTTACCTGATATGCGAAATAACCGTGTAAAAGCTGGAGAGCATGAAGGTTATATTGCGTGTAATGAGATGCTTTTGTACAAAATCCCTATGGATTTGTACCAAGAAGTTATGACTCATTTTCACCATGATGCGCCGATGGAAGAAGCGAACAAAATTCGCCTTCAAGCGGAGCAAAATGTTGCGCGTGATAGTCGAGGCAGAAGCCTCGGTCAGATTGAAGGCGATGGGATTAATGACATTGACAAACCGATTCCTGCTCCACATTTTTCGGGGTAGGGTATTTAACTGAACATTAGGAGTAAGACTATGTCTTCTATCAATGCTCCGTTTGGTCTGCGTCCGTCTTTCCATCCATCTGGTTTGGACAGAGCGGTTGCTTTGCCTAACGGTATTGCTTCAGCCTACAACACTGGCATTTTAAAAGGTCAGCCTGTAGCACTGAACACAAGCGGTAACGTCATTGCTGCTACTGCTGGTAGCGCCTTTCAAGGTGCTTTCGCTGGTCACGAGTTCACCGACCTTACTGGTCGTCGTCTTGTAAGCAACCAGTGGATTGCAAACACTGCATATCAAACTGGTTCCGAAGTGACTTACTACTACTCTGACCCTAATATCGTTTACGACATTCAGGCTGATGGTAGTTTGGCTCAAACCGCTATTGGTGACCAAGCAAACTTTAGCAACATTTCTGCTGGTTCAACAACTACTGGTCTGTCGCAATGCACCATCTCTTCAAGTTTGGTGGGTTCAGGTGCTGTTGGTGATTTGCGAATCATTGGTTTGACGCCTGCTGTTGATAACGCATTTGGTGATGCATACACTGTGGTTCAGGTTCAAGTGAGCCGTAGCCAGTATGTCGCCACCATTAACGCTATCTAAGGAGAATAAATAATGGCAGCCCCAATGCGCAGTACGGACTTTAGAAGTATCGTTGAGCCAATTCTTAACGAATGCTTTGATGGAGTCTATGACCAACGTACCGACGAATGGTCGCGTGTTTTCCGCGAACAAGAAGGTATTCCACGCAACTATCACGAAGAGCCAGTCCTTTATGGTTTTGGCGCAGCACCTCAACTGCCTGACGGTACTCCAGTATCGTATCAGCAGGGTGGTGTTCTTTTCTTGCAGCGCTATGTTTATAACGTGTTTGGCTTGGCCTTCGCGTTGACCAAAGTGCTGGTTGAAGATGGCGACCATATCCGTATCGGTCAGGTTTACGCTCGTCACTTGGCTCAGTCTTTGATTGAGACTAAAGAAACACTGTCGGCTAACGTGTTGAACCGTGCGTTCAACTCGGCCTTCCCCGGTGGTGATGGCGTTGCTTTGAATAGTGCTTCACATCCAATCGTCAACGGTACATTCAGCAATTTGCTGACTACAGCCGCTAATCTGTCCCAAACATCGCTTGAGCAGATGTTGATTCAGATTCGTCAAGCTGTGGACAACAATGGCAAGAAGATTCGTTTGGTTCCACGTCAATTGATTGTGGCTCCCGGCAATGTCTTCCAAGCTGAGGTTCTGTTGAAATCAGTTCTTCGCGCTGGTACAGGCAACAACGACGTCAACCCAATCAAGTCAATTGGCTTGCTTGACGAAGGCGCTGCTGTTCTGTCACGTTTGACTTCTTCAACCGCATTCTGGGTGCAGACTGATGCTCCAGAAGGCATGAAGTTGTTGATGCGTCGTAAGCTAGAAAAGACTATGGAAGGCGATTTTGAAACCGACTCCATGCGCTATAAGGCTACCGAGCGTTACCAAGTGGGCTTCACTGACCCACGCGCCGTTTACGGCACACCGGGCGTTTAAAGCGCCACAGGGGTTGGGATAAAACCCAGCCCCTTTTTTGTTTATTCATTCGTCAAACTTTTCAAGGAGCAGACGATGCCCCAATTTTCAGATGACCTATTTTTGGGTTCAGCTATTACCGTTCAAGGTATGGACGCTTACCCTGCTGTTTCAACTTTTACTGGCTCAATTGCTACAACCACATTAACTGTCACCGCTATGCTTTCTGGTGACCCAATTACTGTTGGTATGTTCATTGACAGTTCAACGTCACTCACCAATGGAACTTATATTACTGCTTTTGGTACTGGTTCTGGCGGTATAGGTACTTACACCGTAAGCGCATCACAAACTGTAGCAAGCGCCACCATCATTGGTTCAGGCAACGCTTTGTTGCAAAACCCATCCCCAATGAGCGTAGGTGTAGGCCCACTAGGTCGTCTTTATGTTTGGGACGTTGTTCCACAAGCAAAGTTGACAACTAACATTGTTGCCGCTGTTATTACAACTGCTACCACGCTCACGCTTGCCGCAGGTGCTGGTGTTACATCCACCACGATTGCAGGCGGTGCAACAGGCTTGCAACTTGACTGCCCTCGTGCTGTTTCTACAACCACAGGCGCTGGTAGTCCAACTACTGTCAACATTACTGTGTCTGGTTACGACTATTACGGTCAAGCTATGAGCGAGGTAATTGCAACAGGAACAGTGGCGTCTACTACTGTCAGTGGTAAGAAAGCCTTTTACCAAATTGCCAGTGTTGTCTCTTCTGGCGCAAGCGTGGTAACCGTTGCGGTAGGTACAACAGACATCTTAGGTGCGCCACTGCGCATTACTGATGCTGGATACATTACCCGCGCTGGCTGGAACAGCACCTTAGCAGAAGACGCTGGTACTTTTGTTGCCGCCGCTACTTTGACGGCTACCACCACCACTGGTGATGTTCGCGGAACGTACACACCTTCCTCGGCGGCAGACGGCATCAAGCGTCTTGTGATGGGAATAGCCCTACCAGCAATTGCGGCAGGCCCTAATGCAACCCGTATTGGCGCTCTTGGCGTCACACAAGCATAAGGAGAACAACATGGGTCAATTTAAACCAATGGTGAAGATGGAGACCACGGAGCCAACTGTTGAGTTAAAACTCAAAAAAGGTGGTCACGTCAACATGAAAAAGGGTGGTAAAGCGGAAGCTGGTCACAAGAAGATGGCTATGGGCGGTGGTGCTATGGACATGATGTCTGGCACTCCTGCTTTGGTTGGTCGTCCTGCTGTGAACGCTCCTGTTCGCGCCCCTATGAAGCCTTCGATGGCTTCACGTCGTAAGTCGATGATGGCTAAGAAGCCTGCAATGACGCCTTCTAGCCCAGCAATGGGTATGTCACCAATGAAAAAAGGTGGCAAAGCTGGAGGCGGCGAGTCTAAAGCAACGCACAAGGCTGAAATGTCGAAGATGAAGGGTCTTGAGAAAGAACTGAAGTCTCACGAGTCCAAGCCTGCTAGCAAAGGACATAAAGGTCTGAAGACTGGTGGCTACAAAGACGGCGGTATGTCAATGGTTGAGAAGGATGGGAAGATGGTTCCTGACTTTGCGGCTGATGGCAAAGGCAAGATGAAAAAAGGCGGCAAAGCTATGATGGGTGGCGGTGGTATGCACATGATGCCTAACGGTAACATGATGAAAAATTCTTCCATGAAAATGGGTGGGATGGCTACTGGTGGCGCCAAAATGGGTAATGCTGGTGGCTTTAAGTCGGGAGGCAAATCCTCAAAAAAAGCCTACGCGACGGGGGGAACTGTTAATTCAGGTCGTGCCGTCGCGATGCCTCAAGGCGCTAAAAAACCATCGTCTCCTGTAAGTACTAATCGTAATGCTGGTACTTTCAAAAAAGGTGGCAAGGTCACCCCTGCTGAGGGTAATCTAATGAAGACATTTGGTAAGGAAAATGCGCCCGCTATGAAATCGGCTAAAGCACAATCCAACGAGGTCTACAGCAAGTATCAGAAGATGGCTGGTGGTGGTTCCGTGTCTGATAAAGAGATGGATAAGTCTACCGCTGATTATGATAAAGCCGCAAAGTACGGTCGTGAATTAGAGGATGCAATGAATCCTTTGAGCATGGCAAAAGAAATGTACGATAAGGTTCGTAATAGCAAGATTGTTAAAGAAGCTAGCGACTTTGCTGATGAGTATGGCGATTTGTACATGAAAGGTTTGGGTTTACGTTCAATGAATGAACCCGGCCCTCGTGTTACAAAAAGCAAACAGTCAGTTACGGTATCTAAAAAACGCGGCGGTAGTGCTTGTTAAGTATGGGTGGGGGCTTCGGCTCCCACCTCTAATTGGAGAGAAATATGGCTGATGCAGTCACAAGTCAAACGCTTTTTGATAACGAGCGCACGGCTATCATGAAATTTACAAACATCAGTGATGGCACTGGTGAAACTGCTGTTTTAAAAGTGGATGTTTCTGCGTTAAACCCAAGCGCCTCTGGTCAAACTTGCACCAGAGTAACGGTCACCAAAATTTACATTGCTAGTCACGGCATGGAAGTCAGAATGCTTTGGGACGCTGCAACGGATGTGCCGTTTTACCTGTCCTCGCCCGGTGCTACTCAGACGCTAGATATGAACGGTTTTGGTGGTATTACTAACAACGGCGGTGCAGGTGTCACTGGTGACATTGTGTTTAGTACGGCTGACGCATCTTCTGGTGACACTTACTGGTGCATCTTAGAAATGACTAAGGGGTACGCATAATGCCAAGCAAATCACCTACCAAAAGTAAATTTAAAGGAGGCGGATTGTATGCAAATATTAATGCAAAACGCGAGAGAATTGCTGAAGGCTCTGGCGAAAAGATGCGCAAAACTGGTAGCAAGGGTGCGCCAACAAAACAAGACTTTGTAGAGTCTGCAAAAACTGCCAAGAAAAAAACTGGCGGTGCTGCTAAAAAATCTTGTTGGTAACTATGCCTAGCAAATCATCTTCCCAACACAATTTGATGCAAGCGGTTGCGCACAATCCTGCGTTTGCCAAAAAAGTTGGAATCCCTCAAAAAGTCGGCAAAGAGTTTGCTAAAGCTGATAAGGGGAAAAAGTTTAAAGAAGGTGGGCCAAGTCTTGCCGTTGGTCGCGGTGAGAAACTATCAGTTGAGCAAGGCGCTGGTTTGACTGCAAAAGGTCGAGCTAAGTACAACAAAGAAACAGGTAGTAATTTAAAGGCTCCGCAACCACAAGGAGGGTCGCGTAAAGACAGTTTTTGCGCGAGAATGTCAGGAGTGGTTGAACATGCAAGTGGTGATGCTCCAAGGGCTAAAGCATCGCTAAAACGGTGGAAATGTCCCGGCTGGTAATGGAGAAAATTATGGCGGATAGTACGTCTAAGTATGACCAGTTTATGAAAAGTCGGTCGGCTGACGATAAGCCGGGAACTATTTATAACTCTAACGGCGTCACCGTTACTGGCGAAGAAATGGATGCCATCAAACAAGCTCAAATAGACAATAGGTCTCCCGAAGCAATAGAGATGGATGACATGGCTAATGCAATGAGAAAGAGGGCTATGGAAAGAGCCGCTCAAAAAAAAGCGGCTTCGGGAAAAGCCAAAGGCGGCGCAATCAATCTTAATGATTGCAAAGTTAATACTTCGTCAAAAAACAAATCTTCACCAAGATGGTAGGTTAAAAAATGGCGTACTCGGACACCTACGGTCAAACAGTTAATGTGCAAACTTTGATTGACCACGGCGCTCGTCGGTGCGGAAAGTTAGCTGAAGAGCTGACTTCTGAGCAAGTTTTGTCTGCTCGTCAGTCCCTTGGGTTTCTTCTTTCTAACCTCATCAACCGCGGCATTCAATACTGGTGCATCAGCAAGGAGGTCATTGGTCTGACCCCTAACAAATACCGCTATACCCTGCCTGATGGCGCTGTAGACACGCTAAACGTGCTATATCGTACATTGAACCGCCCTGATGGGGCGTATACCTCTTCTGCTGGCGGAACTGTTGCAAATCTTTACGATGGCGACGTTGATACCTTTACTCAGCAGGCTTCGGCAAACGGCAACTTTACGGTCAATTACGGCACGACAAACCCAATTTATGCGGGTTCTATTGGGTTCCTGCCCTACATTTCTGGTGGTGGGTCGGCGACGTGGAATATTGCGCTTCAATACTCGTCTGATGGGGTGACGTACACCACGTTGCAAAACCTTGGGGCGATTGCTGTAACCGACAATACATGGGTGTGGACAGATATTGACCCGGGGCAAAGTGTTCCCTTTTACCGCATTGTTGCCTCTGGAGGCACTACTCTTGCCCTGCGCGAGTGGTATATCGGTAATAACAGCACTGAAGTGATGATGTCGCGTTTGAACCGCGATGACTACACCAACCTGCCAAACAAGAATTTCACAGCAAACCAACCATTTCAATTTTGGTTTGACCGCACTATTCCAAACCCTACGCTTTATTTATGGCCTACCCCTAGCAATGCCTTCGTGCAAATGACGGTGTGGTATTCCACCCAAATCATGGATGTAGGTTCTTTGACTAACGAATTACAAATTCCTCAGCGTTGGTATGAGGCTGTAGTGTTCATGCTGGCTCACCGTATGAGCCTTGAGATGCCTCAAGTTCCAATGGATAGGGTTGGCTATCTAGAAAAGATGGCTGAAAAGTATTTGTACGAAGCGGAGCAGGAAGAGCGCGACAAGTCGCCGATTTATTTTGCCCCTAACATTTCCGTCTATACAAGGTAATAGATGCCTATTTTCTTAGACACAACGGGATTGACTTCACTTGCTATCGCGGTATGCGATAGATGCAAGATGAAGAAACCGTATGTGAATCTGAGACCTGATGGTAATTCCCCCGGCCTTCGTGTCTGTGGAGATGGATGTTGGGACACCCTTGACCCATACCGCTTGGCGGCGCGAAAAACCGAAAGGATTAACCTTCGGTTTGCACGTCCTGATGTGAGTGTTGCGGCTAACGATAATTTCTTAATGACTGGTGGGACAAGCCAGTTCCAAATTTCGACCGAACAAAATACTCAAACTCCTACTAATACAGGGAACAAGGACACAATTGCACCGAACCCTCCAGACAATACGAGTACATAAATGTCAGCACAAGTCACGATTACTCAGCTTCCAGCCGCTGGTGCTATTACAGGCACTGAGGCGGTTCCTATTGTCCAAAACGGGGTAACAGTACAAACTACGACTGCGGCGCTTGCTGGTTCACCTGTTCAAACTTATAGCTATTTGACGGTTACACAAACACCTCAACTGGCAAATAGTCGGTATGTAGGCGTAACAAATGGTTTAGCAATTACCGATGGCGGCGCTCAAGGACTTTTTAATATAAGCACTACAGGAGCTTTATTGTCCTTGGTGAACTCTGGTACTGGCTTTCAGGTAAAAACGTCTTCTACAGCCATTACAAACCGTACTATAACGGTTACTAGTAATGGGCTATCAATTACTAATGGCGATGGCATTTCTGGTAATCCAGCTATTGCTTTGTCTGGTCAAGTTTTAAACTTTGCGAATGTTAGCGCAAATGGCTTGGTGACTATTACGACTGCTGGCGGCGTTTCGGCAACGTCAATTCTTGGAACAACAAATGAAATTGCGGTTACTAATGGGAATGCGGTAAGTGGGTCTCCAACGATTGGAATTTCTAGCAATCCAATAATTCCCGGTACTGGCGGTACTCAAGTTCCTTCTGGAACGTCAGCCCAAAGATTAAGTGTTAATGGTGTAATTCGCTACAACACAGACAATGCAAATTTTGAGTTTTATCAAAACGGTGGTTGGGCAACTTTTGGTTCTGGGGGTGGCTCTGTTACTAATGTAATAGGCACTGCAAACCAAATAACGGTTGTTAATAGCACTACCACTCCTACTATTTCAATTACTAGCGACCCAACAATCCCCGGTACTGGAGGCGTTGTTATCCCCGCAGGAACCACTGGGCAAAGGGGCGCAACCACCAATGGAACTATTCGCTACAACACAACCATTGGCTTGCTTGAGGGCTACATCAACGGCGCTTGGACAACTCTTAGTACGGGTGGCTCTGGCGTTACCTCCGTGGCTACAGGGACTGGTCTTACGGGTGGCCCAATCACTTCCACAGGTACTATCTCTCTTGCTAATACGGCAGTGGTTGCAGGCTCATACACTGCAGCAAACATTACTGTAGATGCCCAAGGGCGACTTACATCGGCGGCAAACGGCTCTGGTGCAGGAACTGTCACTAGCGTTGCAGTATCTGGTGGCACAACTGGATTAACAACATCTGGTGGCCCAATCACATCAAGCGGGACTATTACTCTTGCAGGTACATTAGCCGTTGCCAGCGGTGGAACGGGAACAGCCACCCCTTCAATAGTTGCTGGCACTAACATTACTGTTTCAGGAACTTGGCCTAACCAAACAATTAATTCATCAGGTTCTGGCGCTGGCGATGTAGTTGGCCCAGCCTCTGCTACGGACAATGCAATTACAAGGTTTGACAACACCACTGGAAAACTTGTACAAAATAGTCTGGTCACAGTCTCTGACACTGGTGCGATTACTGCTCCACAAGTTGGGTCGGTTATTCCGTTTTACTATGCCAATCAAGCGGCTTTTCCGTCTGCAGCTACTTATCACGGAGCTTTGGCTCACAGCCATGCCGACGGAGCAATGTACTTTGCTCACAGTAGTTCGTGGGTCAGGATGCTTGATGTAGGTACGGCTGTAACAATAGCGCAAGGCGGTACAGGCCAGACTACAGCGGCGACCGCGTTCAACGCTTTGTCTCCCATCACTACTACTGGCGACATTATAATAGGGAATGGAACAAATAGCGCCACAAGGCTTGGGATTGGTTCTAATGGGTATGTTTTAACATCTAATGGAACCACAGCAGCATGGCAGGCATCAGGTGGCGGCTCATCATCTCAGGCTAATGCGTTCGCTTGGTTTATTTCTTAGGAAAAAATATGTTAATCCTTGACGCAATCACAAAATCAATTGTAGTAGCTATGTCAGGGGCTGCGGCTACAACCAACCCTGATTTTACGTCTGCTTACGCCGATAATAATGGCACGACTTTTACAGAAGGCGCTAACGATGGCGCTTTAAATGGTACTTCGTCAGTTACTTTAGTTGCTGCTCCTGCTGCTTCTACGCGCAGGACTGTTAAGACTATCACTATAGAAAATAGAGATACTGCGGCTGTTACACTAACTGTTAGCTATAACAACAACAGTACGCTAAGAACAATCGTTAAAGTTACGTTGCAAGTTGGAGATACTTGGACGACAGATGGGGCGTATGACACTACTGGCAGTCTAAAAACTATTGTCGGCACGGTTGCAGTATCAAGTATCTCTAATGGCACACAGGGGCAGGTATTGATTGCAGGAGCATCTGTGCCAGCATGGAATTACATTACTGGCGGGACTTTTTAAGGAATAAATTATGGCACAAGCAACCTACACGCCAATTTCACTTTATTACAGCACAACGGCATCTGCTGCCCCAACGGCAGGAAACCTTGTCAATGGCGAATTGGCTATCAATATTATTGATGGCAAGCTGTATTACAAGGACAATGCTGGCGCTGTTCAGATAATTGCTACTAAAGCTGCGGTTACCAATGTTAATTCTATTTCGTTTGGCACCACTGGGTTAACGCCTAGTACAGCCACTACAGGCGTAGTAACTGTTGCAGGCACCTTAGCTGTAGCTAACGGCGGTACTGGAGTTACATCCAGCACTGGCTCTGGTAACGTTGTTTTGAGTACGTCTCCTACGCTAGTTACACCAATTTTAGGTACGCCCACATCAGGAACTTTGACTAACGCCACTGGCTTACCATTAACTACTGGTGTGACTGGTACTTTGCCAATTGCTAACGGCGGCACGAACGGCACATCAGCCCCTACCGCTGGCGCTGTACCTTACGGAACAGGCACTGCGTATGCGTTTACTGCTGCTGGAACTGTAGGATATGTATTAACAAGTAATGGTGCAAGCGCACCCACATGGGCTGCGGCATCAGGCGGCATCACTACAGGCAAATCTATCGCTATGGCGATGATTTTTGGCTTCTAATTTTTATTTTTGGATTTTAAGGAGCCATTATGGCAAACCCCAATATTGTTGCAGTCACTTCCATTTATGGTAAGACTACGTACTACACCCCATCTGGTACTGCTGCGGTGGTTCTGTTACCTAATGCGGCTTCGTCTGGCAAAGTTTTTAAAATTAACCAGATTGTTGCTGCTAACGTGAATGGTTCCGCTGCTGTAGATACTACGGTGTCTCTCTACACAAACGGTGCAGTTGCTCAAGGCTCTGCTCCTGCTGGCGGTACTGCGTATCCAATCGTAAGTACAGTATCTGTACCTGCTGACGCTTCGTTAATCGTTACGGATAAAACTACAGCGATTTACTTAGAAGAAGGCACAAGTATTTCTGTAACGTCTGGTACAGCTAGTGGGATTACCTACTCAATAAGCTACGAAGATATAACTTAAGGGGTTGCTATGGCAATTCATGGTTATCCCGGTCAGATAATAAGTGCCAATTCGCCTTCGGGGTTTTCTGGCATCTGGACGCTTGGGAGTCTTCCTCTCTACGGCACAACTGTCTCTCAAGTATTTACGTTTACAGATACGTGGGTATGTCCTGTTGGCGTTACGCAAGTTGAGTATTTGGTGGTAGCTGGCGGCGCATCTGGTGCTGCAGGTAGACCCGGTGTGGGAGGTGGTGGAGGTGGTGGTGGCGGCGGTTTTCTTGCTGCCTCTGGGTTGGCTGTTACACCCGGAAATTCATACACAATTACTGTTGGCGCAGGTGGAGCTTTTGTTGCCGCTGGAACGACTAGTAATAACGGCACTAATTCTTCAATTGGTTCGCCAGCATCTATTACTTCTACTGGTGGTGGTGGTGGGGGATTTGCAAGCACAGTGGCTTCAGTAGTTGGTAAGGATGGCGGTTGTGGTGGAGGAGGTACAGCCGCAGGAAGTCGTGGCGATGCTGCTGGTGGAGCAGGTAATACTCCTGCAACTACACCAAGCCAAGGAAATAATGGAGGTTTAGGAAAAGATGCTGCAATAAATTACGGCGGCGGCGGCGGCGGTGGCGCTGGTGCAGCAGGTGGCAATGGAACAGGTACATCTGGAGGAAATGGTGGGTCAGGACTTGCTTCTTCTATATCCGGTTCTGGAATTTATTATTCTGGTGGTGGTGGCGGCGGTACTTATACTGCATCAGGCCCAGGAACCGCTGGAATTGGTGGGTCTGGTGTTGGTGGAAATGGTTCAAATGTCACAACTAATGTTGGTGAAAATGGGGTTCAAAACACTGGGTCAGGCGGAGGAGGTGGTGCATCAAATGGCGCAGCGTCAAGTTCTGGCGCAGGCGGCTCAGGCATAGTCATCCTTAGATACACAGTACCAAGAGTTGTTGGCAATGTTCTTCGTTTTACTTCTACAACCACATTTCAAATACCTAACGGCATTAACAGCGTTGATTACTTAGTTGTTGCTGGTGGCGGTGGTGGCGCTAGAAGTGGTGGCGGAGGTGGTGCTGGTGGTTTTAGAACAGGTACTTCACTAGCTGTTACTGCTGGCGCTACATACACTATTGCTGTTGGTGCAGGTGGCGCTGGTGCTTCAGGAAGTTTAGCTGCTGGCGTAAGTGGTGGGAATTCTACCTTTAGTTCAATTACATCTGCTGGCGGCGGGGGTGGTGGAGGTATTGCTGTAGGCGGCGCTCAACAGGCTGGAGTTGCTGGCGGTTCGGGTGGTGGAGGTGGACACTCAGGAGGGGGACAACCCGGTGGAGCTGGCAATACTCCTGCCTCATCAAGCCCTCCTGATTCTAATGCTGTGCAAGGTACTGCGGGTGGAAGTTCATCAGGGAGTAGTCCATATGCAGTAGGAGGGGGTGGCGGGGCTACTTCTGCTGGAACCGCAGGAGCTGGCGGGGCATCTGGTGCTGGTGGTGCTGGTACAGCATCATCTATATATGGCACATCTATAACGTATGCCGGTGGCGGAGGTGGTGGAAGTGGGGCTGGCCCATTTACTGCTACTGCTGGCGCTGGCGGTGCAGGCGGCGGAGGTGCAGGTGGTTCTGGCGCTCTTGCAGCAGGTGCGGCTGGAGTTAATGGTTTAGGTGCTGGTGGTGGCGGCGGAACATACCCAGATTCTCCATCAGGTAATGCTGGTATTGGTGGCAATGGTGGTTCCGGTATTGTTATCCTAAAATTTAATGGTTAAGGTGAACGATGAGTAATTATCCCGGTCGGATTATCACCAAGGCTCCGGTAACAATATCAACCACGCAAGCGTCAGGTATCTGGACGCTAAATCAAGCCTTGCAAGCTATTAAATCAGGCGTGTGGCCCGGTATCGGCTCGACTGTCTCACAGAGCTTTACTGCTTCTGGCTACTGGACTGCACCTGCTGGTGTTACGCAGGTGGATTACTTAGTAGTTGCTGGTGGAGGTGGAGGTTCTTCTGATATAGCTGGCGGGGGCGGTGCGGGTGGGTTTAGGACGGGCACTGCATTTACTGTTGTTCCGGGCACTACATACGCTATTGCCGTTGGTGCTGGTGGAAGTGGTACTACTGCTGGCGGCGCTGTTGGCACAATTGGGGTTAATTCTGTTTTTTCTACTATTAGTTCTGCTGGTGGTGGACGCGGAGGAAATTATTTAACTATTCCTACTGCTGGTGGTTCTGGTGGTGGTTCAGGGAGTGTCGCTCCTAGAACTGGTGGCGTTGGAAATACTCCTGCTTCATCAAGCCCTCCTGATTCTAATGCTGTGCAGGGTTTTGCTGGCGGTAGTAGCAGTGCTGGAGGTGCAGGTGGAGGTGGCGGCGCATCAGCAGTTGGTAATCCCGATAGTGGCAATAGTGGCGGCGCAGGCGGCGCTGGACAAACATCAACAATTACAGGCCCATCTGTAACTTACGCTGGTGGCGGAGGTGGCGGCGCAGATAGCCGCTCTCCAGCAGGTAGTGGCGGTGCTGGCGGGTCTGGAATTGGTGGAACTGGCGGTGGTTCTGCAACAGCAAATGGTACTGCCGGAACGGTAAATACTGGTAGTGGTGGCGGTGGCGGAAGAGAAAGTAACGGTCTTGGCGGCGCAGGCGGCAGCGGTATAGTCATCATCAAATACGTAGCCCCTGTTATTAGCTCTGTTACCTTTACATCTACACAGTCATATACGATACCTGCTGGTGTTGTTAGCGTGGATTACTTGGTTGTTGGTGGCGGTGGTGGTGGCGGTGCAGCTTTTACTTCAAACTGGTGTGGTGGTGGAGGTGGCGCAGGCGGTTTTAGAACAGGTACTGCTTATGCGGTAACGTCTGGAAATACGTCAACAATTACTGTTGATGGTGGGGGAGCAACTACGGCTAATGGTGGCCCATCAACTTTTTATACCATAACAGCAGATGGCGGCGGTCGCGGTTCTGGTGGAACAGCTTCTCCTGCAACTGATGCTGGTAATGGTGGCTCTGGCGGTGGTGGAAAAGGCTCTGGCGGTGGCGCTGGCCCAATTGGTTTAGGTAATACTCCAGCAGTGTCACCATCACAAGGTAATAACGGTGGGTCTGGGTCAACAAGTACACCCAATTATGGAGCGGGTGGCGGTGGTGGTGCTAGTGCTGTTGGAGTTAGTGGAACTTCTCTTGTAGGTGGAAATGGCGGCGATGGTTTTTCTTCAGCTATTTCTGGTCAATCTGTAATGTATGCTGGTGGCGGTGGCGGCTGTATTTTTACTGGTAGTGGCACTCCTTCGTCTGGTGGTGGTGCTGGCGGTTCGGGTGGTGGAGGAAATGCTGGTGTATTTAATAGCACAACAAAATCAGGTTCCGCTGGCGCAGCTAATACAGGCGGTGGTGGTGGTGGCGCATCAGCAGACCCAAACAATAATGGAGGCGCAGGCGGCTCAGGCGTAGTTATTCTTAAACTAAACTATTAATTTTATGGACACTAAACATTATCAACTTTACGGTATCGACACAGCTATGCACTTACTGCGCCCCGGCGCTAAGTGGGAAATCAGCAACACCATGTTTACACGATGGGAAGACCCACGCCCGTGTCCAAGCATGGAAGAAGTGCTAGATACAATGGAAAAGATAAAAGAGTTTGAGGACAGCATCAACACGATTTGGACTCAAGAGCAAATAGACAAAATGCGTGGTCAGCAAGAGATATACGATAAGGCAGTCGCATGAACATAACTAACCTATTCCCCACAGCGGTAGGTTTTTCTCAGCTCGGTCGTGAGCTGACTGAACAAGAATTGCTGTTCATCAAAGAACAAGTGCGTTACCCAAACGAAGGTAATACCACTAGCGAAAACAGAAAGCTGCTGAAGTCTGTTGAGATGACAGAAATACGTGAATTTATAGAAGACGCGATGCTGGAGTATTTCAAGTCAGTACACGCGCCACAGTTTGACGTAACACCATACATTACGCAGTCGTGGTCTAACTACACAGAGCCGGGTCAGTATCATCATAAACATGCTCACCCAAACAGCATTATCTCTGGTGTGTTCTACCCGCAGGCGAACAAAGAGACAGACAGAATTTATTTCTACAAAGATGGTTACGAGCGCATCAAGATTCCAACAGAAAACTGGAACCATTGGAATAGTGAAAGCTGGTGGTTTGATGTTGGTGCTGGGGACTTGATTATCTTTCCATCCAACTTGACGCACATGGTTCAAACCAAGAAGGACGATGGAACTCGTATCAGTATTTCGTTTAACACCTTTGTAAAAGGGTACATTGGTTCGGACGAGAGTCTGACCGGACTTCATTTAGGAGAAGAGTAATGGCACATTTTGCTGAATTAGATAGCAACAATGTTGTACTGCGTGTAATCGTAGTGGACAACAAGGACACGGCTGACGCTCACGGCGTTGAAAAAGAATACATAGGTACTGCGTTCTGTGAACGTGTACTTGGCGGCACATGGAAACAGACTAGTTACAATGGCAACATGCGTAAGAACTACGCTGGCATTGGCTACAAGTATTACGCAGACATAGATGCGTTTGCTCCTCCACAGCCATATCCAAGTTGGACGCTAGATGCCGATGCTAAGTGGCAGCCCTCTACCCCAATGCCAACAGACGCAACGATGGAAAATCCTTATACATGGGATGAAGCTACAACATCTTGGGTAGCAGTTCAAACTGCATAAGGTGGTAGCTATGAACATCAATCTTAAATTTACCATCGACGAGGTTAATGAGTTGCTGACTGCTTTGGGTCAGCTTCCGTACACTCATTCATTCCAACTTATCCAATCTATTCATAATCAGGCTATACCGCAGATACAGGCGGCTAACACTGTAGAGCCTGAGGTCGCAAATGGTTGAGGATACCGATACACGTTTGTCAGTGCATGAGGCTGTTTGCGCTGAACGATACATTGGCATACAAAAAAGGTTTGATGAAGGCTCTAAGCGTATGACCAAGATAGAGTATCTCTTGTATGTAGTTATTTTGGCTGTGTTGATGGGGCCGGGTGTTGCCGCTGAATTTTTAAAGAAATTTTTTGGAGTTTGACATTAAATGATTCCAATAGTCGCCTCCCTTCTAACGACCCTTGCTTCTAATGGCTTGGGTCTTTTGTCTTCTGCAATTCAAGCAAAAGGCAAAGAAGTTGTTGAGAACACTCTTGGAATAAAAATTCCAGACAATCCAACTCCTGAAGACGTTGCCAAGTTGCGTCAGCTTCAGTATGACCATGAAGAGCGCCTTCTTGAGTTGGGTATTGAAAAGGCTCGTTTAGAACAAGAAGAGTTACAGGCGTTGCTTACTGCAAAGGTGGCTGAAGATAATAACGTCACCAAACGCTGGGAGGCTGATATGTCTTCCGACTCTTGGTTGTCCAAGAATATTCGCCCGATGACATTAATTTATTTATTAGGTGCATATACCATTTTTGCTTTGTTAGATGGTGGTGGATACAGAATTGCTGAAGCCTATGTCACCTTGCTAGGCCAATGGGGTATGTTGGTGATGACTGCGTACTTTGGCGGTCGCACGGTAGAAAAAGTAATGGAGATGCGGAGCAAAAAAAATGAGCCTAAGTAAAGAACAGGCTGCTTTTTTATTGGATGCTTGTAAGTTAATTCAATATGCTACAGAACAAGGTTTTGTAGTTACTGGCGGTGAGTTAGCCCGTACACCTGAGCAACAGGCAATTTATGTAAAGACAGGACGCTCCAAAACCCTTAATTCTATTCACCTCAAGCGCTGTGCCATCGACTTGAATTTCTTCAAGGATGGGAAGATAATATGGGACAAGAGCATTCTAGCGCCGTTAGGTGCTTACTGGGAGACTTTAAACCCCAAAAATCGCTGGGGCGGCAATTTCAAATCTTTGGTTGACTGCCCTCATTTTGAGCGTAATGTTGGATAATAAGGAGCCTCAGAATGACGACCGCATCGGTAATGACTTACGACTCATTGGTCGAGAACATTCAGTCTTACCTTGACCGAACTGATGCCGATACGCTTGCCAAAATTCCTTTGTTCATTATGTTGGCAGAGCAAATCATTGCCAGCCAAATTAAATTCCTTGGCAACCTAACAGTACAAACCTCTGCGATGGTGATAGGTCAACCTATCATAGACAAGCCTGCTCGTTGGCACAAAACCGTTTCTTTCAATGTTACCGTAGCTGGCGAAAAACAGCCTGTATTGCTTCGCAAGTACGAATACCTGCGTGAGTACGCCCCAGATGCCACGGCAACTGGCGCACCTGTTTATTACGGCGACTACGATTACACCCATTGGCTAGTCGCCCCGTCTCCTGATGTTGCGTATGATTTTGAAGTTCTGTACTACGAGCGACTTCAACCGCTGGATTCCTCCAACCAAACGAATTGGTTCACCATCTACGCCCCACAGGCTTTGCTGTATGGGTCTTTGCTGCAAGCTATGCCCTACATTAAGAATGATGAGCGTATGCCTATGTGGCAACAAAACTATGACCAAATCATTCAGACACTAAAAGCTGAGGACTTGCAAAGAATTGGTGACCGCCAAGCAACTGTATTGGATACCTAATCATGTCGTCATTTAACTCCCCTTTCACAGGCAACGTCATTCAACCGACTGACGTCTCGTATCGCGAGATTTCAATAGCAAATACAACCCTTCAATTGGAATGGCCTATTAACGGGTCTACAACCAATGATGCCGCCGCTCGTATCATGGAGGTCACCACAACTGGGGTTTCTGAGTTGTGGATGCCTCCTGCAAATCAGGCTTCGGTAGGGCAAGACGCATTGATTCGCAATATAGGTGGTGAAGATTTTGACGTCATGGACTATGCGGGGATTAACACGATTGTGACCGTGTTGGTAGGTGAGGCGCAGTACATCTACATTACCGACAACGGTACTGAAGAAGGTGTTTGGGGCATCATTGCTTTTGGTATTGGCTCTTCTGGTCAAGATGCGGCAACACTTGCTGGATATGGTTTGCTAGCAATTGGTCAGACGCTCAATCAAAGCCAGCCAGTCACAACTTTTTCTTCTAGCTACACAGCGTTGGCAACAGACCGTTCTAGCACCTATGTGTGGACTGGTGGCGCAGGAACGCTGACCCTGTCATTGGCATCAACGCTTGCCGACAATTGGTTTATGTTTGTTCGCAACAGTGGAACTGGCGCTTTAACGGTAACTGGAACTAGCGGTAACTTGGTAAACGGTTCTACGTCAATTGCTTTACAACCCGCAGATTCTTGCATCATTGTTTGTAGCGGCTCACAGTTCTATACGGTTGGCTTGGGTCGGAATACACAATTTGCTTTTACTCAGTTAAGTAAAGCTGTAACTTCTGGTTCTTACACCTTGACGGCGTCTGAAGCCTCAAACGTGATTCAGAAGTACACAGGGACTTTGACAGGCAACGTCACAATTGTTGTCCCGTCAACGGTTCAGGTCTACTACATTATCAACGCAACATCAGGCGCTTACACCGTCACAATTACAACGGGTTCTGGCGGTACTGCGGTTTTAACAACAGGAACTCAAGTCACATTGGTTTGTGATTCAGTTAATTTGTTTAACGCCAATACAATTTTGGCGGGTTCTTCAAACATTAGTTTGAACAATGGCTCTGTTGGAGCGCCTTCATTGAACTTTTCATCAGAAACCACAACGGGCGTGTACCGTGCGGCTTCTGGTGAGTTTAATATTTCTATTCTTGGTGTTTTGCGTTCAACAGTTTCTGCTTCTGGTTTAGCTATTGTTGGTGCTGGAGCATTTACTGGTGCGGTATCTGGAACTACGGGAACCTTTACTAGTGGAATTTCTGGCGGTACATTCTAATGGTCAAAAAAGTCTTCACGATTGACACGTTACCCGGTGTCCAGCGCGATGGAACTATCTTTGACATGAATTTCTACACGGACGCTCGTTGGGTACGCTTTCAACGTGGTCGCCCAAGAAAAGTGGGTGGCTACCGCGCAATTGTCAGTAATGCAAACGGATACTCTCGCGGCATCTATGTAAACTCGGTTGATGGTATCAACTCAGTTTTTAACGGGTATAACAACGGTCTTGAGGTTGTCAACATCAATAACCTTGGCATAGGTTCTGGTGTTAATCAATTTACTTTTACAGGAAGAGCCTTAACTCTAAACACGCTTGTTGGTGGCTCTAGTTATGTAAACGCCACTTATACGGCTGTACCGCTAACTGGAGGTTCTGGTTCTGGTGCAAAAGCCACCATTGTTGTATCTGGTGGAGCCGTGACCTCTGTGACTCTTACAAGTTATGGTAATAATTACGTTATTGGCAATACATTAAGCGCATCAAACACCAATCTTGGTGGCGCGGGTTCTGGATTCTCAATTAAAGTTAACACAATCACAACTTTTACGGCAAGCGATTTAAACCTATGGCAATTTGATTCTACGTTTGACGCTCAGGGTTCTGGAAACCAATTGCTATTGGCGCACGCTGGTCGTAACTTAGAGCAAATTGACCAGACAACGGTGACCCCAGTTTTGGCTGGAAACATCAATGGCACTACTTTGTCTCCGCTTACAGACACTAATGGAACAACCCCAACAGGTGACACTATTGAAGTTGCTGGTGGTGTAGTGGTTTTGCACCCATACGTTTTTGTGTATGGAGACAATGGTTTAATCAAGAATTGTGTTGCTGGAGACCCATTTGATTGGAACGGGCCTGACTCCAATGAAACAAACGTATCCTCTACAAAAATTGTAAAAGGCTTGCCAGTTCGCGGTGGTTCAAACGCACCATCTGGTTTGTTTTGGTCGCTTGATTCATTGATTCGTGTTTCATATACACCTACTACGGTAACCATATCAGGCTCTCCAGAAACTTTTTACTGGCGCTATGACATTATCTCAAGTCAGTCGTCAATCATGTCTAGTCAATGCGTTATTGAGTATGACGGAATTTATTACTGGATTGGCGTTGACCGTTTCCTGCTATACAACGGCGTGGTCAAGGAAATCAAGAACACGTTTAATCAAAACTACTTTTTTGACAATTTAAACTACGCTCAACAACAAAAAGTCTTTGTTAATAAGGTTCCTCGTTTTGGCGAGATTTGGTGGTTTTTTCCTTCTGGTAATTCAGAAGAGTGCAACGATTGCATCATATACAACGTGCGGGAAGACTGCTGGTATGACGCAGGCGAGGCTTTAGGCGCTCGTCGCACTGCTGGGTTCTTTTCTCAAGTGTTCCATTACCCCATCAATGCTGGTGCAACATTGAGTGAGCAGGAGGTTATTTTCTCTGCATCAATCTCAACAACGAATGCAAATGCCGTTATCACAATTTCCCCAAACAATTTAATTGCTGTAGGTCAGCAAGTTGTATCTACAAGCATACCTTCTGGGGCATTGGTGTCTTTGATTGCTCCAAATGCGGCATCACCAACGGCAACTGGCACTTCTGGGGCAAGCACTATTGTAGTAAATAGTGCAACAGGCATAGTTTTAAATCAATCCGTTGTAGGAACTGGCATTGGCGTGGGCGCTGTTGTGACCATTATTGCGGGAACGACCATTACTTTGTCTGTGGTCAACAGTGGGGCTGTATCAGGAACCATGTCGTTTTCTGGTTTGAGTCTGACTTTGTCTGCAAACGCAACAGCAACGGTGATTGAGACTGCAAACTTTGAAACTGTGGCTGGTCAAATTATTTTGTGGCAACACGAAATTGGAACGGACGAAGTTATTGACGAATCCGCTGATGCAATAGAAAGTTATTTTCAAACAAGCGATTTAGGTTTTGTAGCGGGCGGCCCTGCACAAACTGCGCCGATTGGCGACAATTTTTGGGTGAACTTAGAGCGAGTTGAGCCTGACTTTATTCAGCAAGAAGAAATGACGTTGCAAGTTACTGGTCGTCCTTACGCACAATCTGCTGATGTAATTTCAGACCCTTATGTTTTTACTCCAGAAACAGGCAAGATTGATATGCGTCAACAAAGGCGTGAAATACGTCTACGTTTCACAAGCAACATTCAAGGCGGTGACTATCAAATGGGTAAGGTGCTGTTAAGCGTAACGCTAGGAGACGTCAGACCATTCGGAAATTAACATGGCACTTGCGCTTGTATATGACCCTCGTTATCACACATGGGACTCTTGGACGAGTCTTATGTGCGAGGCTTATGCGGCGCAACAGCTATCAATAAATACTCCCGAAGAGGAGTGGAAGCAGTGGGCAGCAGGTTTAAAGGCTATCGACCTTTTTGTAAATGAAGGCATTCCTAGCCCCTATATATATGAGAACTGGCAAGACTGGGCAACAGCACTAGTCGGAGCAGTCAATCAACCAACAGAGGACACGGCAACATGAACTTCTTAGACATATTTAATTATGTGTCAAAGGTCGCTCGACCTGCGCACACTGTAGTTGCCTTTGCTAACGCGATGGAAGATAAACTTGAGGACATTGGTCTGGACAGCCTAGATGGCTTGGTCATGCTTATGTATTTTGATGAACTCTATGGTATTGCCGATGACGATAGCAAAGAATGGTCGCCAGCGTCTGTTCAGGAATTGCACGACCTAGTTATGGCAAACAAAACTAAAGAGCCAGCATCAATGGAAGAAGTCAAAGAGGTGTGCAGATGATTTATCTTACACACTACCGCACCGCTTCGACTGAAAATGTTGAGTTACTTGACGACATTGTCTATCCACAAAAGGTGAATTGGTTCCCAGATACTTACAACCGAGTAAAGTCTGGTTTGGTTTATGTACCCCACAAGTTGGCGGAAAAGGTGCTTGACCCCGAGTTGCTTGCTTACCTTCGAGAGAACCCTGTAGGTAAAACGGCGTTTATCCTTGCGGGCGGCAACGCACACTTTGCTGGCCTCAATCAACGCGAGTACAACTCCCGCTTGACCTACAACTACAGGTTCTTGCCATTTACGTTGACGCAGGTCTACGCAGGTCGAATTGCCCAGTCCTGTGGCGATATGGATATGGTCACAACCGATGCTAGCGCCTGCGCCTCAAGCCTTAAAGTAATGATGGATGTAGTCAACCTTATCGACTTTTATGACTATGAGCGCGTCATTGTGTTAACGGTTGAGGATGGTGTCTCAAACGCAGTTTTAGAGTTTTTTGGTGACGCCAAGGCTGTACTTACCCAAAAACAAGAAGATTTGGGCATAAAGCCATCCGCTTTTGATTCGGTTAACTTTGGGTTCCGTGTTGGTCAGGGAGCCGCTTTAGCGGTGTTTGAGTCCCACTCTGTCGCGGAAGAGCAAAGCATTACTCCCCATGCTCGTTTGGTTGGTGCGTATAGCGCCTCAGAGCGCTCAACAAACGCAATTGGGCAGTGTGAAGACGGTGAGGGCTTTATTAAAGCCATTGAAGGTGCTATGCACTATGGCAATGTATCCCCAGATGAGATTAAAATAGTGAAAACCCACGGCACTGGAACAGCGTCCAACAACAAAGCTGAAAAGAACGCTTTGACCCAAACGCTAAAAGCATTCGTTGCAACCTCGTATAAGCAGAAAATTGGTCATACGATGGGCAGTAGCGGGCTGCTTGAGACGCTTTTACTATTAGACGATATTAAGTCTGGTGTTGTTCCAGCGATTGAAAATCGAACCGAAACCGATTCGGTATTCCTTTCGGAATCGACAACACCACCTGATGGCTTGATAATGAGTCTGGCGGCTGGAATGGGCAACATCTATTCCGCTGCAATTTTTAAGGGGATGTGATGTTAGTTGATAGCAAAGAGAAAAAACTTGGGCAAGAAGCAATTGTAATGATTGCGGCTCAAGAGACTAAATCTCAACATCCTGCGTCAACAGTTTACGCTGCTCTGGTTAAAGAGATGAATATGCCGGGTACTTCTATTCTCCGCGAAGGCAACACTCTTTTTATTGTTCACAACGCCGAAGGGCGAATGGGCGTCTTTCGTGCATTGAATGCAGATACTGCCCGCAACTACCTAGAGAGTTCATATGCTTTTATTCAAGCCGCGTACAAGATGGGTTTTGATACGCTTATAAGTGAGTTTGAAGACCCAACGATTATGAATATTTTTAAGGCTATTGGTCGTAATCCTCCGCAAGAGGGCATGGGATACAAAGCCGTAAGAATAGGAAATGGTTTCCGTGTCACGGTCAAGTTAGGGCCAAAGCGGGCTGAGAGGAAATAATCATGGCAGCAGTAGTCAAAGCCGTCAAAGGCGTTGTCGATGCAGTTGTAAACGTCGTTGAAGACGTTGTTGAATCTGTTGGCGAAGCTGTTGAACAGGTTGGTCGTTTTGTTGAAAACGTCGTTGAAACTGTTGCCGATACTGTTCAAGCTGTAATTGATGACCCACTTCCAACGCTTCTGTCTATGGCTGGTAGTTTTGTTGGCATTCCTCCAGCGGTAACAATGGCTGCAATTACTGCGGCACGCGGTGGTGACCTTGAAGATATTGCTTTGTCAGCAGGCACAGCATATTACGCACCCCAAGTTGGAAATGCTCTGTCTTCTACTGTGAATTCATCATTTATTAATGCTGGTATGAACGAAACATTTTCGCGAGTTGCAAGCGATTCAATCAGCAAAGGTTTTGTTAACGGGACAATTTCTGAAGTTAGGGGCGGTGATTTTAACGACGGATTTGCTGGCGGTTTTACTGGTGGCATGATTTCTGGTGGAGTTGGCGAGGTTGCTAGTTACGTTAAGCCTGATGTAATTGCAATGGCGCAGAATAATGGTTTGGATTTACGAGATGCCACTGCTGTATATAACGCAGGAACAAGGGCTTTCTCCACTGGCTTAACTTCTGAAGTTACAGGCAGAGGCGACTTCATCACATCATTTACTAACAGCGCTGTTGGTTCTGGAGTTGATTATGGCGCACGTTCTTTAAACGCAAGTATTGATGAACAGTTTAAATCTGCCATAACTCAATGGGGTAAAGAAGATGGTGAGGACAGTTTAATTGCAGATGCGGTTGAAAGCACAGCAGAAGGCGCAGGCATTCCTGACGAACTTGTTAATCAGGTTGCTGTTTCAAATCTTGGATTTGATGGCATGGCTGATGCCAAATCAGAAGAAACTACACCTAGTTTGACTGATGTTTTGGCTGACAATACAGACGCTACTAGTCAAGATACTAGCGGTGAGACTGCTGTTTCAGATATTTCTGTATTGTCTGACAATGTATTAGCTAATGCTCCAGAGGCAGATACTGTAGAAAATTTTTATGACTTGCTTGGCAAAGATACAAATCAAGATACAAACGAAGATGTAAATATTGACACAACTGTTTTAGCTGATGCTAATGAACCTATTGAGGTTGCTGCGGCAACTGATGAAGAAGTTTTGCCAAGTGATGTTTTAGATATTTATGCGTCTACTAGTGATGCCGAAAAAGAGAAAGCAGGACAACCTAAAGGCGCTTTAGCTATTGCTTCCGATGCTGCGCAAGACCTTGACGTTGCAAGAGCAGAAGTTAAGTCTGATTTACCTATTACTGAAGCGCCAATTGCTGCCAATTTATTGACATCGGATTTACCTACCGAGCAACCAGAGGGTGGGTTAAATGCAATGTCTGTAAAAGACGCTGCTCAAAAGATGGCTGATTCTTTAGGTTTAAAAACTAACGACATTACAAAACCTGTTGTAGCGAATGTTGCAAACTTAATTAAGTCTACGCTTAAAGTAGGTAAAAAACCTGTTCCTCGTAGACCTGTTGCCCCTCCTAAGAGTGGTTTACAGATGGCAAAAGCAGCGCCTAAAAGACCAACGCCTCCGCCAATAAAAATGGATGTGGCTAAGTTGACGCCAATTCAAAAAGCGCCTCAGCCTGCGCCAGCTCAAAAATTATCAAGTTCCGCAAACTTAACGCCAGTAAGCGATATTGCGAGTTTAACTTCAATGCTTAAAAAGTCAGGATAAGAAATGGCTATTCTAAAAAAGCGCACGTCAAACAAACAAATTCCTGATGCGGGGGCGCTTGACCGCGCTCCTTTGAGCAGCATTATTCAAAGTTTAAGTAAAAACCCAAATATTAGTAATGGTAAAAATACAACAACTTCTACAACAAAGCCAACTTCTACAACGAAGCCAACTACTACAACTACAACAACTACACCAAAAACACCTGCAATTACTACTAAGACGCCTAGCACTAAGACATCAATAACTACGCCTACTTCTGGAATAACTAAGCCTAAACTTACAAACACAGCTAGTAAAACTACAGCTTCAGGCAAAGTTTTAAATGCGCTCACAGGCGCTGCGCTTGGTGCTGGAACAAAAGCCATTATTGACAAAATAAATAAAGCAAACCCAACAAAGCCTGTAACGTCAGTTACTAAGCCTATTGTTTCTGGTGGAAAGACTCCTGTCGTTCCCAAACAAAAACTTCCTGTTACTGATACAAAAACTCCTCCTTTTAATAATTCAACAAAACCTGTTACTCCACCTAAACCACCAGTAAACCCAACAACACCTAAGACTCCAGTAGATAAAGGGCAAACTTTTCCTCTAAAAGATGATGAGCCAGTAGATAAAGATAAAACAACTGGTTTGGGTGATGATGATTTTCCTGTAAATCCTGACAAGGTTCCTGCAACTGGTTTGGGTGATGATGACTTTAATGTGGAATACACAACAGACTCTTTGGGCAACGTATTTAAAGTTATGCCAGATGGAACGTATGAGCTTTATCGTGCTGCTGAGGTTGACGAGAGTCCTGCCCCTAATGAAGATTCGACCGACGAATCTGGTCAAGCTACAAATGAACCGCAATATTTTCAAGATGATTATGGAAACATTTATACAGTAGATTCTAACGGCGACTATATTTTGTATGCTAATTCTGATGGAACGATTTTTGATGAAGAACCTGCTTTTGTAGATAACACTTGGACTGACAAAGATACTGGCGCAACTTGGACTGCTGATGCAGATGGTAATTGGTCAACCGATTTTGACTATGACGAATATTGGGCGTCATTAACAGAAGACCAGCCACTGCCAGATGAGATTGATTACATTGATTATGGCAACGATACAGACTATACAGACTATGGTAATTATGACTATGGTGACTACGATTGGAAGCGCGGGGGATTAATTACTATGATGAAAAAAGGCGGTGTAGCTAACTATGTAGGAGGCGGCTATGTTGATAACGAAGATGGAACCTTTAGTGGTTACGACTCCAATGGAGATTATGTAACCGTTGATGACATGGGCTACGAAATTTCCCGCGAAGTTCAAGATAAATATGTTGGGCAGACATTTGATACATCCGACATGGTCAAGAGAGATACGCCAGTAGCTATGGCTTCTAACTCAGCTAGTAATTCAAACGATTTTGTTACTGAAGTAGAAAACCCAGCAGAAGTTGGTGACGATGACTATGGTTGGCGCTTTTTTTCTGACGGAACTCTTATTAGCCCTTCAGGACAATATTATCAGGGCGACGAATTAATTTACGACCCAATTCAATCCGCAGGTAGTGGTGAGCGTTCTGGGTATGAGAAACTTGGAAGTACGCTATCAAAAGGTTATGACACTGTTTATAAATTAGGCAGTGATGCATTAAGTGGCATTACTGGCGCGTTAGGCACAACCGCTGGGGCTGCTGGCGCTGGCGCATTGATTGCTACATTACTTGGTCAAGATTTTAGTGGTGGTACTGGTGCGCAAAACCAAGGTCTGGATATGTCAAAGGTTGGTCTTATCAACCCACGCACAACCGATTTTGGTATTGGCCCAACCCGATATGTTGGTTATGAAGACTACGGCACTGACCTTGGTGAATACACACCAAATGAAGAGTTGTTGCGTAACTTAAATGCACCGGGCTACAACCCTGTCAATGAAGGCGACTATGGTTATGAGCCAGTTGACGACACTAAACCAACGGACACAACTACTCCAAAAATGGCGTCTGGTGGCTTATCGTCAATGGCTACGCCTGTATCGTCTTACTACACGTTTGGTCAGCCCGCAGACATCTTGGCAAACTTGGGTATGCGCCCACAGCCTCCGATGAATTCGCCTGAAATGATGACTCAAGTTGGACAGCAAAAGCCTCCTCAGCAAGCACAACAGCAAGGATTGCCGCAGCAGATGCCACCACAAATGATGCAACAGAATCCACAAGGGATGCCTCAGCAGGGCATGATGCCGCAACAGCAGGGTATGCCTCCACCAATGCGTAAGGGTGGATTGCCTCATGTTTCTAATGTCCCTATGGTTGAAGGCCGTATGGACTTCCGTAACGGCTCTGCGGTACATGGAGAAGGCGACGGTCAGTCTGACGACATACCTGCAATGCTTGCTGACGGTGAATATGTAATTGACGCTGAGACGGTTGCGCAGATTGGCAACGGCTCAACTAAAGCAGGCGCACAGGCTTTGGATAAGTTCCGCGAGGGTATTCGCGCTCATAAGCGCTCCGCTCCTTTGAACAAGATACCGCCAAAAACCAAGGCGTTGACTTCATACCTGAAAGGATAAAAAAATGGCTGGCTTATTTCAGGGTGACCCGCTACCCGCACTAACCAAGACGACGGAAGCCCAACAGACGGCTCCAGAGTTTTATACCAATTATTTGCAAGACATTGCCAACTTAGGGCAGAACGCTGTTCAACAGGGTGGTATTGCTGGATTCAGTCCACTGCAACAGCAAGCCTTCCAGATGGCTCCAGACGTTGCGTTTGCTGGCGCTGGGTCGTTGGGTGCAGCTTCTCAATTACTAGGCGAGGCGGGTGCTACAACCGTTCCTGATGTCATTGCTGACTACATGAATCCGTACACCTCAAGTGTGGTGAACGAGATGGGTCGCTTGAGTAATCGGAATATTCAAGAGAATATTCTGCCAAACCTTGGTGCGGCGGCTGTTGGTTCTGGTCAATTTGGTTCGCGTCGTCAACAGCAAGTTACTGGCAACGCTTTGCGCGACATCCAAGCCGACTTGATAGGCAAGCAAATGCAGGCGCTACAGCAAGGATATACAACCGCTGGCACGCAAGCGCAGACTGATTTGTCTCGCGCCTTATCTGCGGGTCAAGGGTTTACTAATTTAGGCCAAGAGCAACAACAGCTAGGTACGGCGGGTTTGAAGACTATGTCTGACTATGGCGCTCAACAGCAGTCACAAGGTCAGAAGCTGCTTGACTACCCAATGGCGCAAGCACAACAGTACGCAAAACTTATGCAGGGTTATATCATCCCGCAGGGTACGGTTACGCAAACAACTGGCTCAGAACAGTATGGACTCAGTCCGCTGTCTCAAATTAGCGGTTTGGGTACATTGGTTGCTTCGCTTTATCCAGATACTGAGGCGCAAGCTGCATCAATTGCAGAAGCAAATGCTAGAAGAGCTTATTACGATAGAGGCGGCAAGCCTATTGCCAATGGCGGCGTAATTAATAAAGCGCATGGAGGTGGTGTTCGATTGGCTGATGGCGGTATGGCTCCATCTGGTTCAGAATATCACGACGGTAACGGAAATTTTTACGATGCCGATGGCTACTTAGTGAGGTAAAGAATGGCAATCCCTAGCCCGTTAGCGCAAGCGTCTTCTTCTCAAGCTAAACCGCCTCAAGCAAAATCTCCTGTGCAAGCTGGAAGTAAGTTTGATGCGGGCGCAATTCAAGCTGAGAACCTAGAAGAGATAAGCAAATCAAAACCGACTGGGTTAAAAGAAACGGTTGTTGACGAGCTTGGCGACCAACGCGAGGCAATGAATAACACTCTTCTGCGTTTACGCGCAGGGTTAGACACTCGCAAAAACCAATTGTTCGACCCTGTTTTAATGGCAACTTCGGCAGGTTTTTTTCGCCCTACAAAGACTGGTTCTTTTGGTGAATCGTTGGGTTATGCGGCTGAAGGTGCTAGTGAGGCGGCTGAAAAACAATTACTACGGGAGCGTGAAAATCAAAAGCTAGAACTTGAACTTGCTGGTAAAGAGATGGAATTCCGTCAGCAACTTGGTGGCGACCAATTCGTAAGTCAGTTGCTAGGTGGCCCTAAGTCTAGCGCCCCACCCCCTGCGGCTGGCGCTGTAACAACACCAAGCGGTCAATTAAGAGTACCCGGCGCTACTTCGCCTGTTGACGCTGCAACCGCCCCTAATCCACAACAAGTGTTAGCTGCGGCACGTCAAGGTGGCATAAAAATTACCGATGAGATTTTGTTGTTAGCTAATCGAGTTGCTCCAAAGATGTTGCCAGCGCTTCAAGAAATTCGTAAGTCTCAAGAAGGCGAAGAAAAGAATCGCATTGACCGAGAGCGGTTAGGTGTTGACCAAGAGAAATTGCAGCAGACCACAAGCAAAGTTGTTCCTCGCGGCACTCGCACTGAACGAGACATGACTTATGCAGACAGGAGGCTATACCAATCTGCCCTTGATAAATATATGGCTTCTGGTGACGAGCAAGAATTACTCAAATTTTATGACAGTAAAGGATGGCTTGACCCTGAGCAAGTTCGTGGTCGTAAGATTGTTAAAGATGGTGCGCAATCAGAACCAATTCCTAGTTCTAAAAGTCAATCAGAGTTGGATGCAGAAAAAGAACAAATGGTTGAGACGCAGAAAATTCGCGCTAAAGCATCTGAAGACCGTGGAAACGCGGTTCTTTCTCGCGGCGAAAACGCTCAGAACATGGAAGCGTTGGCTACTGACGTTTTGAGTCTGACTGATTCAAATACTAAAGCATTTAACTTAATGCAAAACGCAACAGTCAGAGATGCTGTCTTGCGTGCTGTTGAACAGGGCGCAGATGTAGGTGTTGGCCCAATGAGTGTAAGAATAAACTTGCCTGTTCGTGTTGCGTTACAAGGAAACAAAGAATATAAATTGACCAAAGATGATATTGCTGCGTTGCAAATATTCCAACAAAAGCAATCGGCAATTACGGCAGAAATGCGCAAGATGGCAAGAACCCCCGGTGAGGGCGCAACAGACAAAACAGAAGGTCAGTTGTACGCTGCTATTGGTTTGCTTCCTACCGACTCAGCTAAAGTGTTGGCACTCAAGTCAGAGGCAATGATTCAACGCGCTCGTTACGACTCTCGTTCGGCACAGTTGTGGTCTAAATTTCAAGAAGATAATCCTAACAGGTCATTTACATATTTTCAGCAAAACAACCCAGAGTTTAAAGAACTTCAAGGTAACTATGTGCGCACTCTTAATGAGATGCGTGAAAAGAATGCGGATACATTTAGAACATCGCCTAAAAATAATTCTTCACCACCAGCGTCTTCATCTACCACGACTCCAAGAGGTGAAACTTATTCTGAACGCTTGAAGCGCTTGCAAAGAGAAAGCAGGAGTCAATAGCATGGACGAGAAAAAATTTAATGCTCTTTCAAAATCTCAGCAAGAAGTAATAATTAAACTTGCTACGGAGGCAGAGCGTCAAGGCGTCAACCCTGAATTAGTAATTGCTATTGCTGAAGCTGAGACGGGCGGTAAGTTTTCTCATTACAGTGGGGACAAGGTATTGAAGTCCCCTGCTGGTGCAGTGGGCTTAATGCAAGTCATGCCTGATACTGCAAATATATATAACAAGAAGTTTAATCTTGATATTGACCCTACCAATGAGGACAGCAATATCAAGGGTGGCGTTTTTATTCTTAAAGATTTGCTGACGCAATACAAAAGCCCTCGCACTGCTGTTGCTCTGTACAACGCAAGTCCGAAGGCTGTATCAACTTTTATTAAGTCATACGAGACAGACCCAGATAAGGCAATTCTTTCGTTGCCAGAAGAAACTCGCAACTACTCTTTGCGTATTTCCAAAAACTTTAATTTAGATGACGACAAAGAGACTGGTTTAATTAATGCTCAAAATTCAGAAGGGTCGCCAAAAGAAAACCCTAATGACCCATTTTCAAGTGGTGTTCCTTTAGCAAATAAGGTGCGTGCGGCTTCTGTCGATGAAAACACAACAACGACAGAGCCTGATGTTGATTACGGTACAGACCCTTACGTTGGCGGTGTTGCTGGCGCGGCTGCAAACTTATTTTTGCCACCACTGACAAACCCTGAAATGCCTGTAAAGATTGATACAGGTAAAGCTCAAGAGGCAAACCTAACGGCTCAAGACAAGTTGGAATTGGCTCGCCGTAATGTGCAACAGTTTGTGCCACAGGGCGTACAAAATCTTGAAAGCGATTTCCAACAAAGTAAGGGCAACCTTGATTACCTTAGAAATGAGCAGCGTCTTGCTGAGGCTCGTCTACGCGGCTTACCACGGGCTGCTCCTTTAGCGGATACGGCTACGCCACCACCTGCTCCACCTGTTCCTTCGCGCACAAAAGCAGGCGACGCTGGTGCGGTAAATTGGATTCGTTCAATGGCTGATGACGTACCAGAAGCCGTCGCTAACCGTGCACTTAATATGCGGGCAGACAATGAGCGAGGCGGTCAAGCCATCATTGACGCCGACATGGCAGCGCGTGAACGTCAAAAACGTCTTGGCCTACAAGATTACGGTCTTGCTCGTACTGAGGGCGGCGTACAGTTAGCGCTTCCTCCAGAGACTGTTGCAGAACGTCAGGCTGATGAAGAGCGACGTGCTAATGAAAATCAAGCAGAATTAAATCGTCGAGCCGAAGAGGCTCGTATGATGCAAGATATGCAGGCGCGTCAGTTGGAAATGGAACGCCTTTCCCATGAGGTTGAATTAGAAAATTTACGTCAACAGCGTTCGCAGGCTGGTCAACGGCATAACGCTATTACTGGGCAGTTAACACAGGCGCGTCCTTTGCAGCGTGCGGCAACTAAAGCTGAAGCCGATGCTGAAATTGCTCGTCGCAAGTTGGCGCGGGCAAATGAACAGCCAAGTGCTTTGACTCGACCTCTTGATGTTGCTGGCTATAGGTCGGCAAAAATAGGTGCGTTGCCTAGAACCGTTGTTGGCGGAGCCGCAGGCGCTCTTGGGGTAATGAGCTATCAGGAAGCATTGGCGCGTTTCAAGGCTGGCGACACTAGCGAGGGCGTTATAAAAGCGCTAGAAGCTGGCGCTGCGGGCGCTATGATTGTACCCCCAGCGGGTAAGACTTTGAAGCGTGTGAAAGGCCTTGGTGCGCTTGGTGCGGGCGCGGGCATATTGTATGAAGGAGGAAAGTTTTTGTTGAGAGATGCACAGCCAAACGAGGAACAATGATTTATTAGGAGTAGTTGCCGCTCTCCTTCTTCGCCCCCCTTACGGGGGGCTTTTTTATTTTGGTCGTTGGTTGTCTAAGGCTTCGCCAACATTGCGGTTCATATCTTTGACAATTTCCACGCAGCGGGCGTGTTCCTTACGGGCATACTCAACAGCTACATA